CCTTATAAATCAATTATTTATTCGCCGATTTGTGCAAATGTCAATTTTTTGAGCCGTAAATTGTTGATTTTTATAGATTTTTCTAAAATATGGAGAATCTTGCTAATTTTCTGAATTTTCAGTTTCTCAATTTCGCGCGTAGAGCGTCTCAGATTGAATTTTGACTTTTGGGTAGGGGTAGGTATAGGAGAGGGTGTAAAAATCGCTCTGAGGGTGCTTTTTGGGGCAGGAATCGATATTTTGGTGTTTTTGAGGGTCAGTACCAACCGTTTGGGAGGCGATTTCGCCGACAGACTGATTGTGAAATAATGTGAATTTTTGTGCGATTTGTGTTAGTGCCAACTGGTCAAGTGCCAAAAATCGGTCATTTTTGGTGTTTTCCTTAAAAATCAACGATGTAGCTTATTTTGTAAGGCTGTTAGGACTTGTTAGGAAGCCTCCTTACAGATTTTCTCCAATAATTCCAGTTACTTAAGTGCATTTGTTAGAATGTTAGGAAATTTCTTTATTTTCTTATATAATAAAAAAAAGAAGAAAGGGGAAAGGTATAACAACACTATAAGGAAATATAATACACATTCGTATCGTCACATATAGCAATATTGGCGTTTTTTCCTTACTTCTTACAAAATCTACAAATTGTTGATTTTTATAGGACTTTTTGTTTGTTAGTAAATTTTTTGGTCGTTAGAAAGTCCAAAAACGTCTTTACAAAATGACTTTTTTTTGCTTGATGAGAACGGTTATCATCTAACAATGTTAATGAATCTATGACGAAACTATAAGTTTTGTCATGCGTTTAAAAACATGAAAAATGAAAACCCAATCTCAATTTTTGGAAAAATTCCATTTTGGCGACTCTTTCTAACACAAATTTTTTGGCAAATTTGGAAATTTCGGATTTTTGCGTTCCAAAAATCGTGATATTGGTCGTTAAGAGTTCTTTACATATGTAAATTGAAAAAGCCAGCTTGACGATAAAGTTAGTTTTAACCTAGAATTGCGTCAAACCCCTCTATTTGACAGGAAAGTGAAGGAAAATGATTAAACGCTATTATAAAGACACTGCGCTACCACTTATGAAGCGAGGTTTCGAGGTCGTGCCGATTACTCAGGGTAAGAAATTTCCCGAAGGACTCGATTGGAAAAATTTACCGCAAACAGAAAAGTCATATAACGAGATGCTTAAAAAGTTTGGCGACAAGGCAGGACTTGGTGTTGTCACAAGCAACCATCTTTTGGCGATTGACATCGATGTTTTAGACCCTCATGCTGCACGCGAACTCATTCAATACGTCCGCGAAATGCTTTCAACTGACAAAATCATGGTTCGTCGCGGAAAGAAACCAAAAGCGTTGATTCCGTGTTATGTACCTAACGCTATCGGTAAAATCGTGTCTTCTGTATGGTATTCTGAAAAGTATGGTCGTATGCAAATTGAGTTGTTGAACAACAGCAAGGACGGCCATCGCCAATTTGTTGCGTTTGGTGATTATCCAAACGAAGAGGGTTTGCATTACGAATGGGAGAATGATTACTCTCTGCTCGATATTGAGCGCGTTGAGGATTTACCAACCTTCCGACCTGAAATGATTCAACCGTTGTTCCGATATTTTGATGACTTGATGTATCGGAATGAGTATGAGCGCATTGCTCTCACCAATTTGCATAACGTCAAATTAGATGACGTTCACATTGAAGATGATGAGGATTACGACCTCTATAACGACTCGAAGCAGGTGAAAATCTCGGACGAGCGCGTTGAGGAAATTGTTAATTCCTTAACCGAGGGTTTCTACGACAGTTATGAAAAATGGGTAGCTATTGGTCAGGCAATTAAATTTCAAATTGATGATTCTGAAAAGGGCTATCAAATTTGGAAGGCATGGTCGCGAAAAGCCACTGACCCATCTACGGGAGAACCCTATGACATCAAAGACTCAAGCCTTCGTGCGAAATGGAAGAGCTTCCGTAATGACCGTGCAAACGTGGTGACATTCGCAAGTGTTCTGTATGACTATTACTCATCTGCAAAGAATGAAAATTTCACGCAGACATTTGAGAATCTAAAGCAGATGTTCGAACAATGCGATGATATTCGTAAATATGACGAATTGATTGCGGAGGCTTCGTATAACCGATTCACTACGGCACAGCAGAACGCAATCGAACACGTTATTGCCCGAACATACACCCGATTATATGGTGAGAGAATCAGTGCGAGCGCGGTTCGAAAAACACTTACTGAGGCCATTGAGCAGTTCGACACACCTGACTATATGAAAAACTGGGTATATTTGCTCAACGGGGACAAATTCTACGATACGAAAGAAGGTTTGGCGGTTTCCCCAACATCGTTTGATACGCTGATTTATCACTCCGTGTCTGATGCAATGAGTATGAAAATGCGTCCGCAGGACTTGGCCTTACGAGCGTACAAAATACCTAAAGTAATTGACGCGGTGTACATGCCTACGATGGGCAACTTGTTCAAATTTAGTGAACGCTCTAAGTACCAATATATCAATGCTTATGACAGCAAGAATGTGCCTGAAGAACCTTCTCGTTATTCTAAGGGTGATTTGGCAGCCATCGAATTGGTTGAAAAGCATTTTGAGCATATAATTGAAGACCCTCGTGAACGCGAAATCTTCCGTCAATGGGTTGCTTATCAGGTTCAATACACGGGTTACACACTCGGATGGGCTGTATTCCTTCATGGTGTTGGTGGCGACGGTAAATCCTTCTTCCATTACCTGATTTCAGCGATGATTGGTAAAGAGAACGCAAAAATCGTGTCTCAAGACGCAATGAAGTCTGGTTTTACGAAATGGGCGACCAATTTGAGCTTCGGTACAGTTGAAGAGGTGCATTTGGCTGGCGTTAAGGGTGTGGAGATTTACGATAAATTGAAAACCATCATTGCCAGCCCGACCATCGCAATGATTGCGAAGGGTAAAGACGAAATCAACGTACCCAATACGGCAAATTACCTGTTTTTGAGTAACCGACTGGCTGCCTTGCCGATTGATTCTTCAGACCGTCGTATTTTCGCCATCTACTCACGCTGGCAGGAGGCCAGTAAGATTGAGCAATTCAAGAAGGAAAATCCAAAGTATTATCCTGACTTGCACAACACTTACAAAAACCACGCTGGTGCATTGCGCAAATACTTTCGAACTGAAGTTAAAGTTAGCGACGAGTTTTTGGCATACTACGACGCACCGCGCACGGTATCACGCCAACGCCTGATTGGTGAGAACATGCCAGAGTCGATACAGGAATTACTGGAAATTGTTGCCAAGAATGACGACCCGTTCTTGTGTGAAGAGTTTCTCGACGTGAAATATTTTCGCCAAATCAAACTGGCTGATAAAAACTTCAAGGATGCGAACATTCGTTGGCAGCAGTATCTGATTCCGCTCGGCTACGAGCTTGTTGCGAATGCCGTGCGTATTCCTGAAATTGATAAGTCGTATTTACATACGGTCTATTCAAAGAATCCAACCCGATTCAAAAACGCATCAATGAAGGTTTCTGCGGCGATACGCCAATACGTTACTGACGCATCCAACCCAGAACTTGTGTATGACAAGAAATTTGAGGATGTCGCTGAAGAAGTTGATGAGAAAGAATTGGAAGATTTATAAAAAAAGTGTTGCATATTGCTGTGAAACACGGTAATATGCAACTTCCTAAACCAAATCTTGTTTGTTAACCACCAACTAAAGGAAGTCTAAAATGAAAGAAATTACTTTGACCCAACTCGCCGCCATCATGGTAAGTTTGACCGAAGCTCTTGACCGCAACACCAACGCACTGTTGTCTAAACAAGGCCAAGCACCTAATCCCGAAACGCATGCTGAAGTTGAAAGCAAAGAGCCTGAAGAAAAAGTTGCCGAAGCTCCTGTTGAAGCGGCTGAAGACAAGTCCGACGACAGCAATGACATCACATTGGACGTTGTTCAAGCGGCGTTGCTCGATGTGAAAGCCAAACACGGTGCTGACGCGGCTAAGGCAATTCTGAAAGAGGTTGCTGGTGTAGCCACTGTAAAACGCACCCCTGAAGACAAATATCAAGCCGTCATTGACGCTTGCGCGGTCAAAATGGAAGAAGACGTGGTTGAGGAGAAAGAGGAAGAACCTGTTACTCCGAAACACAGCTTGGATGACGTTAAGGCTGCTGCCAAAGAACTCGGCGCACTCGGTCGTACATGGTTGGAACGAGCCAAGCAAATCATCGCGGAAGTAGGCGGCGCAGCTAAAACAGCGGACGTTCCTGTTGAAAACTACGACAAGTTGTACGAAGCACTGGTATCCGCCAAAGAGATTGCTGAAGCCGAAGTAGAAGCTGATTTGTAAAATTCGAAAAGAGCGGTTAATCCGCTCTTTTTTTTTGTATGAGGTTTCGTATGAAAGAAATTGAAATTAAACTCGACGGGCATTCTGTGTTCTCGCCGAGTTCGAGCGAAATGTGGCTGAATTGTTCAGGAAGCCTGCTGGCGAACTTAGCAATTCGAGCGAAAGAAGGCAGTGGTTCATCGGAGGCCGCCGCAGAAGGCACAGTTGCACATGAGATGGCCGAAATCTGGCTACGCAGCGGTAAGCACCCTATTGAGTATCTTGGCGATATACGAACAGTAGACGGCTTTGAGGTTGAGGTTACGGAGGAGATGCTGGACTATGTGGCCGAATACGTCAACTGGTGTAACGACCAAGAAGGTGATAAGTTCGTGGAGGTCAAGGTTGATTTCAGCCATTTAACCCCTATTCCGAACCAAACTGGTACATCCGACCACGTTTGTTGCAGCGACGAGAAGCTGACTATCACCGACCTGAAATACGGCATGGGTGTCACGGTTGACGCTGAAAACAACACGCAGTTGCAGATATACGCGCTTGGTGTGCTACACGACTTCGGCTTCCTGTATGACTTCAAGACTGTTGAGATGCGCATTTGTCAGCCACGCCTGAATCATTTCTCGACGTGGGAAATTACTGTCGATGAACTGCTCAAGTTTGGAGAATACGTCAAGGAACGCGCGAAAGCTGCGCTTGAACCGAACGCCGAACGCGTCGTCACCGAGAAAGGCTGTCGCTGGTGTCGCGTGAAAGCTCAATGTCCTGAGCAAGCACGGTACATCGAAGAGCTAATCGGTGACAAATTTGACGCAGAAGAACCTGTTTCAGAGCGAATTCAAAACGACACTTATCTGGCAAAATTGCCTGAAATTGACGAGTTGAGCATGGAAGATGTCGAAAAGATTTACAGTAAAATCAAAATAGTTACATCTTTCTTCAATGAAATTGAGAAAAAACTGCTTGACTTCGCCCTGAAAGGCGGTAAAATGCACTCATACAAGTTAGTCAGCGGTAGGAAACAACGGAAGTGGGTTGACGAAGCCCGCACTCTTAATTTTATCCAGCAAGATACGGTATTCGATTTGGATGAGTTCCAACCAAGACAACTTGTTACTGTGGCGCAAGCCGAGAAACTCTGCAAACGTCACAAAATCGACTTCGAGCCGCTCCGCGCTCTGGTAGATGAATTAAGTGGAAGACCCACCATCGCGCCAGTCGAGGACAAGCGACCTGCTTTGAAAATTGTCGATATGGATTCGAAGTTCGAAGACTAAAGAGATGTGAGCGTCACTCTTTCAAATCAAACGCTTGACAGGTCATTTGTCAGTCGTCAGTGGCCTGTCTTGAACAATGGATGTGGTCTGGTATCGTTTTCAAGCTCCTTCGATAACAGCGTCGCTTTGGCGAGCGACCATCCACCCTATTCAGAGTGTAATATCAGTTGGTAGATGGCCTGCCTTGGAAGCAGGAGGTCGTAGGTTCGAGTCCTACCACTCTGACCAGTTATTTGCTACCGTGTGGGCGGCAAACCAAAGAAAGCCCATGTAATTTTTAATATGTTAGGAAATAAAATGTCAAATATTGAGCGTAAAGTTGGTTGTTTGGTTGAGTACAAAGACGGTACAGTGATGTTGAAAAACGTGCCTACATGGTATGCACGAATTGACCATCCCCGTGCTTTTGAAGAAGGTGACAAGAAGAAATACAGTCTGACCGCCTTCTTGAACAAAGAAGAACACGCCAAAGAAATCAAAATTCTCGAAGACCTTATCCGTCAACACATGGCGAAAGGCGAAGACTGGGAAGACGTTGCAGTTAAAAACCGTTGCTTGTTAGACGGTAGCCGCGTTAAAAACCTCCCAGAAGACAGTGACGTTCCAGACCACTATCGCATCCGTTTCTCCGCCAACGAACAATTTCCGCCAGCCGTGCGTAACAGCGCAGGTACTAAGCTGAACCGCCGCGTCCCTGAAGACATGGAAGAAATCGAAGAATTGAACCGCAATGGTCGCCACATGACCATTCTGTTCGACTTCTACGGTTGGAAAAGTCCGAAATTCGGTGCTGGTATGACTCTGAATCTGCAAGCAGTTCAGGTTCACAACAAGCAAACCGATTTGAAACTCGGCTCAAGCGGTGTTAATGAGGGTGACGACGCTGATTGGGATACCGAAGAAGAGTTGTAAATCAACACCCATCACCCAGCAGGTTAATTCCTGCTGGGTATTTTATTATCTATTGGTACTGACACACTTCCGTGACGGCTGCTGTTGTCTAACCAATCACAAAAGGAAATCATCATGTTTGACTATCGCTCAAACGTCGTAATCATGGATATTGAATGTTATCCTAACTACTTCTTAGTCGCATTCCGTGACACCTTAAACCCAGAAAAAACCAAGCATTTTGAGGTGCGCAACGATTCCAATAAGCTCGATACAGCAGGCATTAAGCAATGGTTACGCTCATCAACCGTAATCACATTCAACGGTAATCATTACGACATGCCGCTGCTCATGTACGCCTTAGAGGGTGTCAGTAACGCCGAGCTTAAAGAAGCGTCCGATTTGTTAATTGGCGCGGATTATATCGATGAATTTGGCAAGAAGCAGAAACGCGAAGCCTTGCGCTCTTGGGAATTCATGCGTCTGTATGAGCTTGAATATCCGTCATATATGCAGCATATTGATATTTTCGAAATCCCTACTGGTACACTTAGCCTGAAAGCGTACGCTGCACGAATCGGCTGTCAGAAGCTCCAAGACCTCCCAATCGATGCCGACAAAACATTGTCGCTGATTGAGATGGATGACATCGCAAAATACTGTGATAACGATACGGCGAACACTCTGCGCTTGTATGAGACTGTAAAGGCTCAAGTGGATTTGCGTATCGAGATTTCGAAGCAATATAAAATTGACGTTCGTTCCAAGTCGGACGCGCAAGTTGGTGAGGCTATCTTTAAACACGTCATCGAAAAAGACCGTGGTCGTAAAATCTACAAGCCAGAGCCGAGTTCGATTAAGCGTAGATTCAAATACGACATTCCTGATTACATCTATTTTGAGCATCCGACACTACAAGACCTGCATGACTTGTTGAGGCATACCGTGTTTGAAATCGAGCCTTCTGGCCATGTGAAGATGCCGAAAGAATTGGCTTCCATGAAGATTCAGATTGGCAAGGGTCTCTACACAATGGGTATCGGCGGTTTACACTCAAACGAGAGCGGTCAAGCCATTATCGCCGCCGAAGATGAGATTATCTGCGATGCCGACGTAACGTCATATTACCCATCCATCATTATTAACGGCGGTTACTATCCTGAAAATTGCGGCCTCCCGTTCTTGCGAAACTACACGCGATTCCGCGATGACCGCGCGAAGTGGAAGAAACTGCCAGAGAAACAGACCGTCTGTAACACATACAAGATTGTTTTGAACGGCTCGTTCGGTAAACTGTCGTCAATTTACAGCTTCTTGTACAGCCCGAAAATGATGATTCAGGTGACTATTACAGGTCAGTTGTGTCTGTTGATGCTCATCGAGCGCATTGAAAAAGCTGGTTTACGCATCGTATCAGCCAATACCGATGGTATCGTGATTTACGGCAAGAAGGATGATTTCTGGAAAGCCGAACGCGAGATTCACTTGTGGGAAATCGAGACTGGCTTCAACATGGAATTTACGCAGTATTTGGCGATTTACAGCCAGTCTGTGAACAGCTATCTCGCGCTGAAAGCCCCAGCAAAAGGTGAAACGAAACTCAAATGGAAGCGTAAAGGTGATTACGCCGAACGCGGATTGAGCCAGTCTGGTAACGGCCAAGTCTGTATCGAGGCTGTGATGGCCTACCTTGAGCGCGGTATTCCTATTCGTGAGACTATCGAAGGTTGTACGGACTTCCTCAAATTTACGAACTTCCAGCAGGTAAAAGGTGGTGCTTATAAAGACGGCAACTATCTCGGTAAGGTTGTACGTTGGTACTACTCAACGAAGACAGACACAACCATCGTGAATTCGAAGGGCAATAACGTTCCGTTGACGAAGGGTGCAATGCCAGCCATGGATTTACCTGATGAATTCCCGTCAGACATCGACTACGACTGGTATGTACGCGAAGCCTACTCCATGCTCGACCGTCTCGGCGTGCGTGGTGTGCCAAAAGAAGCGCAAGCGTTTGGTCTTGTCAAGGGCGGCGGTATCAAGTGGGGTCGTCGTGATGGCCAGCAGACATGGCATCGTATTGACCTGTCAACTAAAGACGCGTTGTGCGAAGCACGTCTTAAAGACCGCCATGATGAATGGGTTTATGCAGATGAGTTGCCAGCAGATAGTCGGGTCTGCGGTAAATGTAAGCGCAAGTGAAAACCATTAGTCAACGCGAAAGCCGCATAGAAAAAACCAGCCGCCTGCTTGCAGAAAAGCGCGGCTGGTTTCAGGTCAAAATCGAACGAGCCAGCATAAACGGTTTCCCCGACAGACTGTTTATCAAAAACGGCACGACTGTCTATGTCGAGTTCAAAAACGACGCAGGTGTTTTGCGGCCAGAACAAGAACGAGTAATCGAAACCATGCGAAATCACGGTGCAAAAGTCTATGTGGTTTCAACACTGGAGGAAGCAGATGTCATATTTAGATAAATTGAAGTCGCGTTTCGATAACGTGGAATTGCATGAACATCACTTGGACGACTATCAGCTTACGGCCATCGACTTTTTGAAGAATAACCCAAGAAGCGCATTATTTATCGATACAGGCTTGGGTAAGACGGCGATATGCTTGAAGTTGATACGAGACTTGGTGGACGACGACAAAATTAACAAGGTGCTGATTATTGCCCCGTTGAAGGTTGCCAACCAAACATGGGGTGATGAGATTGCGAAATGGTCGTTCTCAGCCCCACTTAGTTACAAGCTGGTGCGTGCCGAACACATTACCGAAGCGGTAAACGAATACGCCCGAAATGCGAAAAATCGACCATTCGATGAAAAAGACCTTCGCAAGATTAACCGAAAAGTTAACACAAGAGTTAACAAGTTTTTGAAGAACAACCCTAACATTTCAGAAGCCGAGCGCACTGACTTGCTGAAGAAAACGACGGCTGCTGTTGAGAAGGAATATCGTAAATGGCTCACTGAAACGGCTCGTGTTGAAGCCGCAGGCGTGCAAATTCGCAAATATGAGCGCGAACATCCGACTGTAATACATATCATCAATCACGAGATGGTCGAATGGTTGGTGAACGCTTGGGGTACTGAAGACTGGATTTATGACTGTGTGATTTACGACGAGAGTGACGGTATTAAAGACGCAACAACAAAACGCTGGAAGGCACTCGATTCTATCAAGCACAAAACCACACATTTTTACGAACTGACCGCGACACCAGCCGCCGAGAACTACCTCGGTCTGTTCGCTCAAATCAAACTGCTTGATGGTGGTAAACGCCTCGGCAGAACGATGACCGAGTACAAGGAGCGGTACTTTAACGTAAATCCTTACAACTACAAAATCACTTTGAAGCAGGGTGCTGATGACGAAATAACCCGTCTGATTTCAGACATAACACTTGTCATGAAACAGGAGGACTATTTGAAGGATATTCCGCCGTATGTTATTGAAGATGTGTTATATGATTTGCCCGAAAAACAAAGGGAATTGTATAATGCTATGAGTAATGCAGGTATGATTACCGTTGACGGCTCTACCATCGTGGCCGAACAAGCGGTGTCTGTGTTGCAGAAAATGATGCAGATTTGCGCTGGTTTTGTTTACGACAGTGAGGAAAGCATCAACGACTTCGGCAGCATTGTACAAGACCGATGTATTCATTATCTACATACTGCGAAAATTGAGGCTTTGCGTGAGTTAATGGCACGTCACCCAGAGGAAAACTTCCTGATTGCATACTATCATCAAGGCAGCCTCAATTTGTTACAGAAACACTTCCCTAACGCGGTTAAAATGGACAGAAAAGGCACGCAGAAAGCGGCGTGGAATCGTGGTGAGATTAAGATGCTGTTAATGCACCCTAAATCTGGAGCGCATGGCCTGAACCTTCAAAAAGGCGGCCATATCGTAATCAACTACGACGTATATTTCAGTTACGGTCAGTTTTACCAGTTTCTGCGTAGGCTCGCGCGACGGGGGCAGGAAAATGACAAGGTTCTTGTCTACAACTTACTCGCCGCGAACACTTATGACGTTGTTGTTAAAAAATCCTGCTGGGAAGGTAAGCAAAACACACAAAACGTATTTTTTGACCTAATACAAAAAGTGAAAAAGGCTTTAAAGCATGGCTAACATGAAGAAAGCATCGACAGCAATAATGCTAGGTAACGGCACGAACGCCACGCTGACAATCGATGACATTTTGAGTAAGGGCGTGACCATTAAACAGGCCGCCCTGATTTTTCACGTCCATAACACTGAACTTGGCAATCTGGTACGGAAAGCAAAGATTCGGCCATCTGGCACGCGAAACGGGGCTGACATTTATGCTATTCGTGACATCGCAAGCGTCTGTGTTCCGCCTGTATGGACGGACGAAGAGTGGGAAGAGGTCTTCCATAAAGGCCACTTCCCAATCGCTTTGAAAAAGGACTTCTGGGCAGCCAAGAAAGCCCGTCTGAGCTATCTTGTTGAAGCAGGGGAATACTGGCATACAGCAGACGTAATTGACGCAGTATCTGAGCTTAACAAGACGTTTGCAATGGGCGTGAAGCTGATACCCGACACAATCGACCGCTTGACGACGCTCACTCCAGAACAGCGAACCTTGATTGTTGAGTTATTGGACGAGGTGATGGAAGGCGTTGCTAAATCAGTGGTTGATAAGTTCGGTGAACGTGCGCAGAAAGAACGTGCTGCTCGTTATGAAGATTTAACAGGAGAACAAGTAAATGACGTTGATGAGCGAGAACTCGAAGACCTTTAAACATATCGGGCAGTACGGAAGTCTGTCCGATATGTTTGTTGAATTGGCCTCAATATTACAACCTCCAGAACGACTCACTGTATCCCAGTGGGCTGAGAAATACCGATACGTCAATAATCGCGGTTCGTATGTTGGTTATTGGAAGAACTCAACCACTCCATACATGATTGAGCCAATGGATATGTTGAGCAGTCCTATTCATGACGGGGTTATCATGGCCGCGCCTGCGCAATGCGGTAAAACAGATGCGCTGATTGTCAACTGGACTGGTTACTCCATACACGGAGACCCAATGGACATGCTGATTATCAACCCGACATCCGCGATGAGCCGTGACTTCTCCAAACGTCGTGTCGATAAACTGTTGCGCGATACTAAAGAATGCGGCGAGTTACTCAACGGAGACCGCGACGCTGACAATATCAGCGACAAACATTTCCAAAACGGCGTATTCCTGTCATTGGCGCATCCGAGCGTATCCGAACTGGCAGGTCGTCCGATTCCGCGCGTGATGCTTACTGACTATGACCGCATGGATGACGACATCGGCGGCGATGGTTCGCCTTACGACTTAGCAGCCAAACGTACAACGACGTTTGGTTCGTATCGCATGTGCTTGGCAGAGAGCAGCCCTAGCCGACCAATCGAAGACCCCAACTGGGTTGAAGTGGCTGGCTCGCACGAAGCACCTCCGACTAAGGGTATTTTCGCGCTCTATAATCGAGGTGATAGACGCAGATGGTATTGGGCTTGCCCTCACTGCTCTGAGCGTTTCGAGGGTACATTCTCGATGCTCAAATGGGATGAGAAAGCCACGAACATGATTGACATTGCGGCTTCAACTTATTTGCAATGCCCTAAATGTTTTGGTCGGATTGAACAGTCACAACGTCACGCCATGCAACAAACAGGCGTATGGGTTCAAGACGGCATGTATTTCAACCGACAAGGCGAGTTGGTAGGCAGTCCGCGTAAAACCCGTATTGCGTCCTTCTGGCTACGCGGCGTGGCCGCAGCATTCGTAAACTGGGGTCAACTGGTTACAATGTATCTGGCTGCTGAAGAAGAGTTTAAAACCACTGGCTCGGAAGAGGCGTTGCAGAAGTTTTACAACACCGACTTGGCTGAACCGTACATTCCGAAATCACAAGTTTCACAACGATTACCTGAACACCTGAAAGACCGCGCGATTGACATCGGTGAACGCGTTGTTCCTATCGGCGTTCGAAATTTGATTGCATGTGTCGACGTGCAAAAGAACCGTTTCGTTGTTCAAGTGCATGGTATTTCTGCTGGTGCGCCGTTCGATATTACAGTGATTGACAGGTTTGATATTCGTAAATCCGCGCGTGTTGACGCAGACGGCGACAATTACTTCGTCCGACCAGCGACATTCTTCGAGGACTGGTCTTTAATTGAAACTGAAGTAATGGATAGACTGTATCCTCTGGCCGACGGCAGTGGTCGACGCATGGGTATTACGATGACTGTTTGTGACAGTGGTGGTTATGCGCGTGAAAAAGGCGAAAGCGTTACATCTATGGCTTATGATTTCTACCGTAGCCTGAAGAATAAGCGTAAAGCCGCTCGATTCCACTTGGTGAAAGGTGTCGTTACACCGAACTCGCCACGAGCATTTATCACATATCCAGATGCAACCAAAAAGGATGCTTTGAGTGCTGCGCGTGGTGACGTACCAGTCTTGATGCTTAACTCGAATATGCTGAAAGACACCTTGTCAAACAGGCTTGATTCGACCGAAGTGGGGCATGGTTTGATTACCTTTCCAGACTGGTTGTCTATCGAGTTCTATCAGGAGTTATGTGCCGAGATACGAAGCCCTACGAAATGGGAAAAGATTCCTCACCAAAACAACGAAGCGTGGGACTTGTTGTATTACTGTATCGGGGTTTCAATCTCAAAATTGCTCATGATTGACCGCATCGATTGGACAAATCCGCCGCCGCTATTTGACGAGTGGAACAAAAACCCATTGGTTTATGCTCCAGTTGATGCAACAGACGAAACAGGAGATAATGTTGTCATTCATGATGCCCAACAGAGCTATGCTGAATTGAGTTGGGATGAAATTAATAAATTGCAGGGAGCATAGTATGAGTTGTAATTGCACGTTTTACACGCCAGAGATGTTGCGAGATGCGAAGGACGCATATTTCCGCATTGCATCTGGCCAAAACGTAACCGTGGTAATTGACCAGAACGGGGAACGCATTGAATATCAAAAAGCGAACTTATCCGTTCTGGCAGACTTAATTCGCAGAATGGAAATGGAACTGCGAGCATGTGGTTTGCTGGAAAACGCAGCATTGGGTCAGGGTTACGCACCACTGAGAGTATATTTCTAGGAGAAGTCATGTCTGGTATTGACACATACAAAGTACACGGCGGTACAGGCGGCCTTGATGGGGCAAACCGTACCAGTCGTGAAATGGCAACATGGGAGGCTTCTCCGTTGCCTATGGACGCAATGCTGCGTTTTGAAAAAGACATTATCGATGACCGCGCCCGCGACGTAGTGCTGAATGACGGCTACGCCAGCGGCGTTGTGGCCATTCACAAAGACAACATTGTCGGCTCGCAATTCAAATTGAATTCACAGCCGAACGTCGATGTTTTGGGCGTTGATGATGACGAGTGGTTGTACAACTTCCAACGCATGGTTGAGTCCAAATTCAACAACACGGCTTCCAGTTCTAAGCACTGGCTCGATGCCAGCGGCGTAAAGGACTTTACTGCCATGGTGCGTCAGGCAGTCGGTGTGTTTTTGATTCATGGCGAAGTGTTGGCAACAGCCGAATGGATTGCTGACCGAAAACGCCCGTATGCGACAGCTATTCAGATGATTAGCCCTAAACGCCTCAGTAACCCTGACGGTGCGATGGACGACAACAAACTCAAAGCAGGTATCGAGCGTGATGCCTACGGTCGACCTGTTGCTTATCACATCATGGAAGCGCACCCATATGATTTCACGCAGCAAGAGAAGCTGTTCAAGTGGAAACGTATTCCAGCAGAAACCAAATGGGGTCGTAAGCAGATTATCCATATCATCGACCAATTGATGCCTGACCAGATTCGCGGTGTTAGCGAGATGGTCAGCGTCCTGAAACAAATGCGCATGACCCGTCGCTTCCAAGACGTTGAGTTGCAACAGGCCGTATTGCAGGCAACTTATGCCGCCAGCATCGAGAGTGACTTGCCGCCTCAAATGATTACCGAAATCATGGGTGGTAATCCGAACGGGGTGAGCTTTGATATGGCGGCTAAATCAATGCTTGGCTCTATTCTGCAACATACCGCAACCCGCGATATTCAGTTGGACGGCGCACGAATCCCCGTGTTGCATCCGAACACCAAACTGAATCTACAACAACTCGGCCAACCGAGCGGTACTGGCTCTGAATACGAACAGTCGTTACTACGTCATATTGCAGCAGGTCTCGGCGTTAGCTATGAGCAATTCTCACGCGACTACACCAAGACGAACTACTCCAGCGCACGCGCAAGCATGAATGAAACATTCAAGTTCATGCAATCGCGCAAAAAGGCCGTCGCCGATAAATTTGCAACCGAAGTCTATCGCTTGTGGCTGGAAGAGCAAATCAATAACGGCTCTATTCCTTTGCCGAAGGGTAAAACAACCTCATGGATTTACGAGAACCCAGAAATCTTTGATGCACTGGCGCAATGCTCGTGGATTGGCGCAGCACGCGGTCAAATCGATGAGATGAAGGAAACTCAGGCGGCAATCCTGAAAACCAAGTTTGGCCTGTCAACGCTTGAAATCGAAGCGGCTCGTATGGGTTACGACTGGCGTGAATTGTTGGCTCAACGTAAGCGTGAGCAGGACGAAATTGAACGCTTGGGTATTGTTATTGACGACGGTGCAGAAAAGGCCGTTGTTAACAAAAAATCTTCAAAATCTGACGAATCAGTTGATTCAGGCAGCAAAAAAGAAGATAATCCCGATAACAAAAATTCGAAAGACGATGAAAATGAATAATTTACATCCTATCGTTGCGGCTCTTGCCTCACAGCAGACCGTGTATCTTGCTGTGCAGCAGGAGGCTGCTGGTAAGTTTTTAACCGACCTGAACGTCAACATGAGCAATCCTGTCTTGCAAAAAGAGGAAGGCCGTGTCGATATGGTTAAACAAACCATGGCACGAACACTTGGTGCTTCGGCAGTGAGCAGTTCTATGATGTATGGCATGGTCGGTACAACCGCAGTGATTCCTGTATTCGGCGCATTGGTGAATCGTTTCAATTCAACCTATGGTTTTATCACTGGCTACAACTACATTAAAAACGCAATTGCTACTGCGCTGGCCGATGAATCCGTCGACAGTATTATCTTGGACATTAACTCTGGCGGTGGTGAAGTCGCAGGTTGTTTTGAAACAGTGGACTACATCAAGGCCGCTCGTTCTCAGAAAGAGATTCACGCCGTAGTAGATAGCAGTTGCTATTCTGCGGCATACGCAATTGCATCTGCATGTACGTCAATTAAGGCCACACCTAGCAGCGGAATCGGCTCAGTTGGTGTTGTCGCAATGCACGCAAGTTATGAGAAAATGCTGGAGAACGAAGGCATTTCTGTAACATTCATTAAAGCAGGCGACCATAAAGTTGACGGCAACCCATACGAAGAGTTGAGTGATTCCGTAAAAGCTGATATGCAAAAAAGAATTGACGCAACTTATCAGGAGTTCGTATCATTAGTAAGCGTGAACCGTTCGCTGGCTGTCGAAGATGTAGTAAAGACGCAGGCGGCGTGTTATACTGCGCAAGAAGCGAAATCGATTGGTCTCATCGACGATGTAATCAGCGTTGAAGGGGCTGTAAAGTTAATCACGGAGGGACGTATGTCTAATGAAAATACTGTTCAGGCGGTAGATACCAAAACTGAACCGCAGGCTCAAACGCCGCAAGCCCCTGTTGCCCAAGCCGATGCAAATGCCGAACGCAGCCGCATTCAGAGCATTATCACAGCCGAAGCAGCTAAAAACAACAGCAAATTGGCACATCATTTGGCGTTTAACACCAACATGAGTGTTGAAGACGCTATTCAGACCTTAGCAGCCGCTGCGCAAGATGTTAAAGAGCAACCTGTTGCTCAACAACCAGCCGCAGTTAATCTGTTGGCTGATGCTATGGCTCAAACAACCCAACCGAACGTTGGTGCTGACGTTGGCAATGAGTCCGAAGCAACTAAAATGGCAGCCGATATTGACGTTGTTGCCAACTTCTTGAAAAGCAACCAATAAAGGATTGAAACATGTTTGCGAAAAGTGAAAAAATTACAGCGGTCGGTGGCGAACACATTCCGTTGTTTGCAAAACAAACTCCGTTACCAGTGACTGTTTCAGCGACAGCGAGTGGTGAAATTCAGCAATATGCGTTGTGCCATTTGTCAAACGCTGGCAAAGTAAATGTTATTACCGATTTAGAAGGTGCTCAACCGCTGAGTAATGACAAACAGCTTTGCATTGCTGCTTTTGCAGCAAAAAACGGTGAACCAGTAAGTGTTTACACCCATGGCACATTCAACATCGATGCTCTTGTGTATGGCACAGGTTTCTTTGATAGCATGAATACCGTTGCAAGTAAAATCGAAAAACTGCGCAAGTTTAACTCCAACACAATCTTCTTCGAGCATCTCGACACAAACCCAGTACAACGTACTTAAGAAAGGTTAATTATGCCAAACGCTACAACCCTGACGGAGACCCTGATTCAAGGCGGCTTGATTCGCAAGCTGGAAGCTCCGAAATCCTTCTACCGCGCCCTGTTCGGTAACACCTTCTTGGCCAAATCCGACGTGATTATCTTTGACGACGTGTTCGAAGATTTCCGTGGTGTTGCCAAATTTGTAGCCCCTAACGTGGTAAGCAAGGTCAACCAAAATAAAAACTTCGATGTGAAATCTTTCCGCCCTGCGTATGCCAAGGAAAAAGACTCCATCGACGCTTGGGATGAACGTCTGCAACATCGCGTGGCTGGCGAACAACTGTTCGGTAGCATGACCCCTGCTCAACGCGCAATGGCTATTCGTGCTAAACAAATGCAGATGCACCGCATCAAAATGAACAACCTGTACGAATTGATGGCTTTCAACGCCTTCTCTCGTGGCGAGTTGAGCATTAGCGGTGAGGATTACCCAACCACTACCGTGAGCTACTTCCGCGACCCAGCCTTGACTATGAGCAACTTGGGTTCTAATAATTGGACAGTTGCAAACGTAAACCCATTGACCATTTTGGCTAAGATGTCTGACTTGGTGTATGAAAAATCACACACTTCCGAAGTTGACACTCTGATTATGGGTCGTGGCGCATGGGCTGCCTTCTACGCCTACTTCTCCGCTAAAGAACGTTCCCATCTGCTTGACCGCAACATCCGTGGCTCAGACCTGACCATGAACCTGTTGCACGTTGGCGATGTGCGCGGTGTTGCTATGGTGGCTCGATTCACCGCATTGAACGGTGCAACCATCGAAGTATACGTTGATAACCGCAGCTACCTCGGCGCAGACGGCATGCCTAAACGCTATGTTGCCGACGGTGAAGTTATCGGTTTCGACAGCCGCGAATTCGCAGGCGTGATGGCCTTCGGTGCTATCAAAGATGCAGACGCTGGTTGGATTGCGACCGAAATGCACCACAAAGAATTCCGTGTTAATGAACCGTCAACAACCTACCTGTTGACCCAATCCGCTCCGTTGCCGATTACGCTGACTCCAAACAGCGTGTTCCGCATCGCAGATGTAACTAAATAAGGGGTGTTGCAATGCCAGAAACTATCAAAATGGTTAAGTTCAAAACCAACGTGTCTTTTGTCGGCAGCGACGGCGTGTTCTACACTGGTGGTTCTGTTGTGCAACTGTTCCAAGAAGACTACGACGGCCAAGTCGATGTCTGCTCTGAGTTCGGTTTGCCAGTACCTGAACTGATTGAGGAAGTTGAAGCTGTCGTTGAAGACAGCACTCCTGAACCAGAACAGACCCCAGCCAAAGCCCGTGGTAAAGCCAAAGCCAAAGAAGGTGAAGCTAAAGAAGGTGAAGCCACAGACGGTGAAGCCAAAGACGGTGAGTCTGAAGCTAACGAATTGTAATATCTTCTTAGCAAATAGGTTTCGTGTTAGAATTAGCACGAAACCTATTTTTATGGAATAAAGAAAATGAGTTACATCGACATTTACGACAAAGTTCGAACTCAGTGGGAGAACGATACTGGTGGTCAATCAGCACCAGCGGTGCAAGCAGCCTTCGGTAGCTTTAAGTTCTTGAATGGTATGCTCAGTGCGACAATTGGTACTGAGACAAAGACAGTGGACTTACGCCCTTTGATTCCTGCTCAAACTCCTGATTTACACCTGAAGTCCGTTACTCCGAGCGCAGATGGCAATAAGCTGATTTTCAAAATCGGTGAATCTGGCAATACTACTCACGACCAAACAGTTGAGATGAATTTCAAAGAGCAGATTGTTAAGTTGGTTGGCACTCCAGCAACCCCGTATGATGACGCTGAAATTAAGCGTCGCATCTCAGCACTGGAAGCCGCACAGCAATCAGGTGGCGCAGGTGGTACGACCTTTAAAGAGTTTGAGGCGAAGTACATTCCGAAAGCAACACTTGGCGAGTTTGAGAATAACACCCTTGTGCCGATTGCATTCACTAAGACTTTTTCCAAAGTCCCTTTTGTGATTGTTACTATGGACTTGAAAAATGAATCAACTCAGCGTTTCGCATATTTGGCAGGTATCACGACAACAGGTTTTAAATTCGCTACGAACTACTCGCCTGACGTTAAAGGTATTTGGTATCAAGCATACGTCGTGGAGTAACGGATGAGTTTCCTTGATATAAAACGAAAAGCACGCGCCGACTTGCATCATGAGATGGGTGTTCCGTCGAAACACATCTCGGCTGCAAGTGGGCGTGTTTCCGACTGTCGCGTTCGGGTGCACACCAAGATAAACCTGACAGGCGACATCGACTATCAGGGTTTTGCGGAGCTTTCAGACGGTGCTGTTGTTGTCTTGTGTACGATTCGTGAGGCTCGTGCACTGGGCTTTGCTGTTGGCGATAAAATCGTGTATGACAGCAAAGAATATGTACTGAACACACGATTGGACGATGACGGTATTTACATCGAGAAGTGGCAGGCAACACATTTGCAACAACGGGTTAACCATGATTACGATTGACTTGGAAAATCTGGTATCGCTTGAGAAAATGTTCAAGGCATGGCCTGACAGAACTGCTGAAGCAGCACGCTTGGCTATTAACCAAACAGCCAAGCGTGAGGCTTTATCGCGTGTGCGTCAGGATATGCGTAAGCAAATCAACTGGAAAGCACCCTATCTGAACAATCCTGATAAAACAGGTGTTGCAAAATATGCAACGAAAGGTTCGCTCGTCGCGTCGATTTACGCCCGCGACCAACCAACAATGCTGAACCGCTTCCGCCCGAATCCGAACACGCTACCGTCCAAGACAACAAGCGGCGTTCGCGTTAAGGTTAAACCGACCTCGACGAAGGTAATGAAGCACGCATTTGTTCACCAATTCGGGGAATCTGGTAATATCGCTATCCTGACACGAACGAAGGGTGGTGGTACAACTCCGCCAAGCGGTATTACCCATGGTGGTGGTCGCTACATCAAGTCTATGAGGGCATGGTTGTTGTACGCCCCGTCGGTAGACCAAGTGATGTGGGATACGGCCAAACGCAATCAGGCGCGGATTGCCAAGTACCTCGAAGTTGAATTTTTACGACAACTCAATAGATTGGAAAAATAATGAAGGAACATGTTCGCCTAACGGCTTTGAAAAAATTATGCGCTCTGCTTGAACAGGAAACAGGCGTTCGCGTGTATCGTGGTCGTCAGGTCATCGGTGCTGACGTTACGTTGCCTTGTATCATCATCAATGAAACGATTCGTGCTGGTAACAGCAACACTGGCGCAGACGAAGGCAAGACAATTCGCAATGACCGCGTGGACTTCCTGCTGTCTGGCTATGTTGACGTTGAAAACGTCGAGCATCCTATCGACGTGGCCTATGAGCAGATTGCTAAAATCGAACAGGCGTTCAATAAGATTCATGCGATTGACGGTGGTCGTATGGGTGGAGCTAAGTACAAAGAGTGGTATAATCTCGGCGGCTTAGTAAGCAACTTCAAATACGATTCTCCTGTTTGCCACAATCCGCCAGATGAGGTACAATCGAAATCGTATTTTTATATTTATTTCTCATTCAGCGTCGCGTATGACAACGCAAACCCGTATGCTGAACTTTGATTAATCAACTGAAGAAAGGATAGCAAAATGGCTATTACACGCGGCGCGACCAAATCGCTGGTACTGGCGAACGGTCGAATTGAATTTAACCAATTCCCAATCGTCAACGGCGTTGAACGCCAAGCTGACGCTAAGGGCTTCCGTTACTTGGGTTCGTCCAAAGAATTGAACCTGACCCAAGAGAATGAAACTCTGGAACACAAATCATCCGAGTGCGGCTTCAACACAACCGACGAAGAAATCATCATCTCTTCCAAGTTGACTGGCAGCTTCACACTGGACAACATCAACACCGAAAACTTGGCAATGTTCTTCGCTGGTGAAGTCAATGCTCAAACTCAAGTTGCCGCTACTGGCAAAAAAGACACGCTGAAGGTTTACCCTTCTCTGGGCTACCGCTTGGGTACAAGCAAAGAAAACCCTAACGGCGTGTTCGCTGCCACAATCACCAAGATTGAAGTGTTTGCCGACGAAGCCAAAGCCAAAGCTGGTACTCCAGCAGCAGCAACTCTGGTGGAAGGTGTGGACTACGAATACACTCCTGAAACTGGCTTCTTGATGATTGGCGATACCGCCAGCACCGACAAAATCAAGGCTGAAGGTTCTTGGGTTGTTGTGACTTACGACCTGAAAAAAGCGGCTCGTGATGTCATCATCTCCAAAGGTCAATCCATCGTTGGTGAGTTCCTGTTCCGTGGTTGTAACGCTAAAGGCGAAAACCGTCAATATTGGATGCCAAAAGTGCGTTTGTCTCCTAACGGCGATTTCGCATTGAAAGGCGGTGAAGAATGGTCTAGCATGGCCTTTAATATTACCGCTCTGGAATCCGAAGGCGCAGGCTCTATGCTGTACATCAACGGCCAACCGACTACATTGGTATAAGCATTAATGTTGCATGAAACATGGCGAAGTGGTATAGTCCGCTTTGCCATGTTTTTTTTATGAGGTAAATTACAATGAAAATGAATCTTGCGGGATTGATTTCCCCAACAAAGGAAGTTCACGGCGTGACCGTTCGTGGTTTGAATTTTGCCGATTTGTCTGCTCAATGGCAGTCTAACGGCGTGCGCTTGATGGAAGCATTCGACGAAGTAATGGCTAAATCCAAAGGTTCTGAAGACTTGATGGATGTCGCTAACAGCATTATCAAATATGCTCCTGATTTGGCTCGTGCAGCGTTCCTGTCGGCCATTAACGACAAGGGTGAAAAACACCCCGTCGGCGATGAAGAACTCACTGCTGCGCAAATCTGGGACACCCGTATGGGTATCGGTAAGCAGATGGATATTGTGATTGCAATCATCGACCTGACGATGAATGAATCTGACAATTTAAAAAAAAGACTACTGGCAGCACTGGACAAACCAACCATTCAGAAAATGCTGGCGGAGAAGGCGACTTCGGAGAAGTAGACCCTTATCATCCATTCGAATCATTCATGCTAAGTCTAAGGCGAGATGTGAGTATCTGTTTGGCAAACGGACACTCGCAGGCTCGCCTTTATTCGCTTATAATGTTGCGTAACGAGGCGGAGTTAATACGCGAACGCCGCCGTCAGGATTTTGTTTTATACGGAACTCTGACAAAAATGATTTTTGACGCAAGTAATACTGATATTAAGCAGGATGCGTTAAAAGAGTTGAATGCAGCATTACGAGATATGCTCAATCATATAGGAACTGGTCATTATGGCTGAAAATCGCTCAGTTGAATTAGAAATCCGCGCACAGGATTACAGTGGTAAAACCATCAACGACGTGCGTAAGAACATTAAGGGTCTGAAAGACGACCTGAACGAACAGGCAAAGTCGGCAGCAAAGGGTAAGGCCGACTTTAAAGCCTATGAAGCCAGTCTGAAAGGATTGGCATCTGCTGCGACTAAACTTACCGAGTTACAAACAATGCTTGGTAAGTTGTCTAAACTCGCTGATAACGTGGCATCAAGTGCTGAACGCGCCAAAGACGCGAGTGATGCCTATGACGACTTCGCCAACAAAATCAGCGCACTCGGCGTGCCGACTAAAGCGCAGGCGGATAAATTAGCGCAATTGGAAGCCAATCAACTCAAGGCTGCCGAAGCCGCCAAGAAGCAGGCCGATGCTTATGAGCGTCAACGCCTTGAGGCTGAAGCGCACGGCTTGGCAACCAACAACATCCAACGCAGCCAAGAGGCTCTGACTAAGACCTACGAGCGCACACTGCAAACCATCATCGACATGCGCAACGCGCAGGCTGCTCTGCAACGTCAAAATGAAATCACTTCTCGTGCTGCCGACCGACGCAAGGAATTGCAAGAACAGATTCGCCTGCAACAAGAATCTCTGAAGTTGGCACAACAACAAGCAGCCGCTGAAGCAGCACGCCGCCGTAACATACAAAGTCAACGCAATCAGATAAATGCTCAACGCGTATCCATCGCGCAGCAGATTGCTGAAGCCAAAGCAGCGCAACAAGATTCCGTTTCAAAGACAGTCAGTGATGCACTGAATCCATCACGCAGCCATAAAAACGCGATGGCCGACATCACTACGTCTGTACGCAACGCAAGCACAGCAATGCGCAAATCAGCCACTGGCGTAAAAGCCTTGAGCGAAGCAATGGATAAACTCCGCGCGGCTCAAGAGAAACTCAAAGTCGTGGCTGGTAATATTGATTTGTACCGCAAACAATCTGCTGAGTTGACAAAACTCCGTGCTGCGTATGAAGCAACCCGTAACGAACATGCCAAACTGAATGCTCGTGTTGGTAGTGGCAATGCAACGTCCCAAGAAATCGCAAGACTGCGCCAGTTGGTAGCCCAATTAAACCAATCTGGTGCAGCCTTCGCGCGTCAAAAAATTGCTGTTGAACAAACAGCCCGCGTACTTGGTGAGGCTGGCGTTAACGTTGACAAACTCACCAAGGCAGAACAACGTCTGGCCGCAAACGCAGCGCGTACGGCAGCGGCATCAAAAGCACTCGACTCACAGATTAAGAATCTGTCTAAATCAACAGGCTCGACAGCGGAAGCGTTTGACCGCTGGCTTAAGGGTAAACAAGGTATTCTGGTGTTCTTGCAACAGGCACGCGGTAAGGTACTGGCTCTGAGTGCTGCGCTGGGCGGTTTGTATCTGGCTCTCGATAAAGTCGTCAAAGACGGTCAGGAAGGCGTTACGCTGAAGATTCGTGCTGAGGTGTTGGCTGACAACTGGGATACAACCGCAGGCGAACTGGAGAAATATTTCCGCGACACCGCAGAACGCATGGGTTTGGAACTGGGTACAATTATTCAGGATTCAGCCAAACTGTTCGTCGCTGGTAAAGAGGCCAAACTCGATTCGAATACCGTGAAATACATCTTCGAGCAGTTCTCTGGCTTCGGTCAGTTGATGGGCGCGGATTCCGAAACTCAATCTGGTATTTACAAAGCCCTTGAGCAAATGCTGTCTAAAACGACTGTTCAGGCTGAGGAGTTGAAAGGTCAGTTAGCCGACCGATTGCCTGCTGCGACCAACCTGTTTGCTAAGGCTTTGGGTGTAACAAACGCCGAACTCATGACAATGATGAAGGACGGTAAAGTTCTCGCTGCTGACGTATTGCCTAAAGTAGCCGCGCTGATTGAAGAGACTTATGGCTCAAACATTGAGAAGACCCAGAAATCTCTCGTGGCAGAACAGTCACGCTTGAACAATGCGTTTAAAGACTGGATGCGAATTATCGCCGATGCTGGTGTCATGGATAACTTCACAAACCTACTGCGTGAAGTGCGTGACTTCTTCCGCTCCGACGAAGCGAAACAATGGGCTGAAGCAATCGCAAAGGCGTTGAATGTCGCTATTGATGCACTACGCTGGGCGGTTAAACACGCCAACGAATTGGTAATCGCCTTCGGCGCGTTACTGACAATCGGCGCGGCTCAAATGTTCGTAGCACTCGCTGCAACAATGCGTACGTTCGGACTGGGCTTGAAAGCCGCTGGTACGGCCATTACAAACTTCGCCGTTAAGATGGGTCTGATTGCCAAAGTAGCACCTTCTGTTGGCACTGGCTTGGGTGGCGCGGCAGCGGCTGGTGGTCGATTAGGCTTGCTCGTTGCCCCAATCTCACGCCTGATTGGTGTGTTGGCATCCGCTACCAAGATTGCTGTTGGACTGTTCAAAGCATTTATCGTATTCGAGGTTGTAGAAGCAATCTTCGAAGGTATCGTACGAGGCATTAACCGATTGAGCGGTGAATCCGAAGAAGCTGTATCTGGTATGCAGATGCTGTCTGACGTGCTATGGCTGATTTCAGAAGCCTTCGGCGTTATCTCCGAAGCTATTGGTGTATTGGTTAAAGGTATTGCCGATTTCGTTGCCGACGTGGTTGAGTTGATTGGCTCATTCTTTGTCGATACAACCAAAGAATCTAACAAGAGTGCTAAGGAATTTGAAAGCGGTTGGACTGGTGCAATTCGCTTTGTTGCCCGACTGATTGACGCATTGACCGCTACGTTTAAGTCAACATTCCTTTATCTGGGTGGCCTCGCCGACTACGTTGTTAAGAAATTCAAGGGTATTGAAGCAAGTCTTCCAGATGCCGACCAAATCAACTTGGACGTGTCGCTGGAGGTTAATGAGAACGGCGTTGAAGCCAAACTCAATAAACGCTTGGAGGAGATGCGTAAAAACATCGCCGACACTGATAACGATATTACTCAAAAGACTGCGCCTGAAGCGGCAAACCGAGCCGCTAATGATGCTGCTAAAAAGGCTGAAGAAGCGAAGGCTCTCGACGAGAAGGTCAACAAGGCTCGCGAGAAGGCTGAACAGGCTCGCCAACGCGCGGAAGAAGCCGCGTTGAAACGCCTTGAGAAAGAATTGTCTTATGAGAAGATGATTCAGAAACTCATCGACTACCGCGAAGGTCGTTTGAAAGATGACCCGATGAAGGGTTACAACAATCTCGGTGATTGGTACTTGGGCGAGCGTCAGAAGGTTAAATCGAAATACGCGGCAAACGACCCATATGAGAATTACTCTTCAGGTGGTTCAAACGGCACGTCTTCCTACGCTGTTGATAAACGCGCCGCCGCTGCTGCTGACTTGGCAACCAAGAAAGCTGCTGCTGACTTCACAGGTCAATGCGCCACTTACGTTAAACGTGCGCTGGCTGCTGTCGATTCTCAAGCCGCTCCGTATATCAAAGGCAATGGTAATCTGACCGCTAAGAACTTGCTGAAATATGGTAAAGGCTGGCAGCAAGTGCCTTATTCAGCGAATTACGTTCCGCAAAAAGGCGACGTGATTAGCTGGGGTGCTATCAAAGGCCATCCATACGGCCATACTGCCATTCACAACGGCAAAGAGTGGGTGTCTGATACCAAACAAGGCCGATATGGTATTGATGCCAAAACAGGCGCGTCTTCGCGTGCTTACTTGGCAGAAATGGCTCGTAATCCGAACTACAAGCCAACGATTGTGCGTTTGAGCGGTGGTAACTCCGTAACGATTACAGGCTCTACTGGTTCAGTCAGTCACAACACTGCGGCTGACAGTAAAGTGCTTGATTTCTACAAAGCCCAAGAGGAACGCTGGAAAAAGGACAAAGCCTTAACCAAACAGCAAAAGGATGACGATTCTGCCTTCGACAAAGCCGAATCTTTGGTTGAGAAAGTGACTGAAGAGGCTCGTGAAGCAATTCGCGAGATGTATAAGGCAATGGGTGTGAACGGTGTTGAGGGTTTGATTAACCGCGACCCATCAACCCTGTCCGTTGACCTGTCTGGCTCTACGCTGAACGAGATTATCGACGGCTTCAAGAACATCATTCAACCTGATAATGACAAACAGGTTAAGCAGATGCTTGAGGTTCTTACTCTGGAATACGCCCAAAGTAAGGACGTTAGCCGTAAAGAGGCTCTCGCTTGGTCTAAACAGCTTGAACCGCAACTGGCTAAGTACGCTGAATTGCAGGCACAGAAAGCTCTCGGTGAACAAGTCGATGCCTTCCTCGATTCACTTGAGAAGAAACGCAACGATATTGAGAAAGAACGCGCCAACAGCGCAGAATATCTCGGCAGTGCGGTATCGCGTGGTGTGATTACTATTGAAGAGGCTCAGGCTAAGATGTCTGAAAGCACTCTGAAATATGTTGAACGCATGACGGATGCCATTAAAAAGCTCGACGAGATAATCAATAGCGAAGCGTTCGCCAAACTGTCACCAGAACAACAAACTGCGATTCTGAATCAGCGTGAGCGACTTGGTGCGGAGCAATCAGATTATCAGTCTAATCCACGCCGTCAGGCCGCGAACTTTGCCGTTGACTCAATGGCAAAACGCCTTGATGACTTCTTGCAACGCAAACGTCAGTTCGAAGAATTGCAGGAACAACTCGTCATAAGCGGTCAGCAATCCATCACTAAGATGGAAGAGAATGTTCAAGCGTATTTGAACAATATCGCTCCGCAGATGAAAGAGTTGGTTGCAGACGCTCAAAAAATCATGTCTTCTTTTGGTGATTCGGCAGCATATGCGAACCTAACAAATCTTGTGACAAAGATGAAGGATGTTCGTACCGAAACGACCCATAGTAAGGGTGAAGTCGAGTTGATGAATGCTGCGTATGGCGTGCTTAATGACGGAGCAATGACTGCGTTTGAAGGTATCGCCAGTGGTCTTGCTGGTATCGCAACAGGTGCTGTCAGCAGTCGCGAAGCGTTTGCAAACTTGGGTCAGGCGATGGCTCAATGGGCAGCAGAGGCTTTACGTCACATGGCGAAAGTGATTATCCAGCAACTTATCAGTCTTGCGATTCAGAAAGCCCTTCAGTCGTATTTCGGCGGCGGTGCTGATGTGCAGATGCCAGACACATCGAGCTTCGCTCAATACGCAGCCCTGTTCCATACAGGCGGTGTTGTTGGTCGCGGTAAAGCTGGTGGCAAACGGGTGAATCCGCTTGTTTTCAACGGTGCTGTACGTTATCATAGTGGTGGTATCGCAGGACTCGCACCAAACGAAGTTCCTGCTGTTTTACAGAAAGGTGAGGAGGTAATCACTAAAAATGACCCTCGTCATAGAGATAATGCAAATTCTTCATCATCATCGAACCAGCAGCAGTTGACTGTTATCAACACCTTCGACCCAGTAGAGGCCATGAACCTCGCTCTGGCATCAAGCAGTGGTAGGAAAGTTCTTATCAAGGCAATGGGTCGAGAGCAACGCGCGGTTAAACGAATTGGTGGGGCTTAGTAGAAAGGAAAAGTAATGGCTGTCGAAATAGGAACAGCCTCCAATGCAAGGGATTTGGTGTCGAAGCTCGAAAAGTTTCTGACAACAAATCCCGAATTGGTTCAAGCCAACCAAGCATGGGAGGTTATTAAAGATAGCGATGGTGATAAAGTTGTTGATGTGGATGAAACCTATGACGATATGTACGATGAAGAAGAGGATGTGAAATTCGGATGGGTATATCGTCGACGTTTCATCGGGCATGGTCTCGATGGTCAGGATACGATTGTTGTACCAATGGCGATGTACGTTAATGAGAAGTACAAAATTACATCTTTATGCGCATGGTATGCTACACAAAATGATGTAGCCAAAGAGATTTCTACTTATTTTGCAAAGGTTAAGTTTGGAAACATTTTTACAGCAATTCCGTTAAAGAATGAATCAATGAATTATTGGTTCGTTGCAAATGGGCGTAGATTTATAATTGTAGTTAAGGTGGAGCAATACTACCTTTCCATGTATTGTGGGTTTATGTTGCAATTTGGGACTGATTTGGAAAATACATATCCTATGTATATCGGAGGCAGTCATAACAATAACTACGCGCGAATCGGCGATGAAGATGCTGGCACGCCAATACATGAGATAAATTTTGATTACGGTGGGTTTCATGACCCGTTCACCAAAGACGACACCGCTGGTTCACAGGGGGGTATAAGCTCTTGTTTTTGCAATACCCCAAATGGAGTCGTGGCGATGATTGCTAAAAGCACTGAGTCTCTGGGTGGCGGACGGGATACTGAAAAGTACACGAGTGGTTATATATTACCGTATAGATACATTACGACTGTGAGTGGCTTACATGTAATATACCCAATAGAAATAACAGCAGTGTATAGTTTGCCTGCTACAATTAATACTCACGTTGGTCATTGGCGCGAAGCGTCCACTGTCGGCTGGTTACAAGGTGCTTATTTTGTGAGTGGTTTGAATAACACACCTGAAAAGGAGTTGGTTATTGGGGATAAACGATATTTGTGTTTTCCGTCGATGCAAAACAGCGACAGCGACAGCAGTAGCTACAACCGTTGGCTTGCATTATTAATGGAGTAAAATATGGCATTTGTGAAACATGAAGGCACAATCAATACAATGAGCGAGTTTTTGGTTGAAATCAAAAAATATCTGTTACAAAGCGGTATGTTCAACAACGCTGTTGATTTCAACACTTTACCGAAAGTAGTTTTTGACGGTGCTGATATTGGGTTTTCAATAAAACATAAAGAGGGTAAATGGTTTAACTTTGGGATAAAGCGCAATTACGCTTCCGCTGGAAATATACTTTCTATTTCAATTTCTCGCGACGGGAACGCCTCTCGTTTATTTTATGACCGCTTTGACACGATGATGTCGGAATCATATCCTGCTGCAACAGAATGTGGTAAATACTTGTTCCCGTTTGTAAACTTGTACGTCACAACGACAAAGACTTTTGTTGCATTTTCTGCTGAAGTAAAGAAGGGTCAATTTGTACATTTCATTGTTGGTAGGCATCCGTCGTACGATAATGGAATTAGTACGATTGGGCGTGACATCGGTGGTGAGTTTATATATATAACTTTTATGCCAGATGGCACTAATCCAACATACGACAAACAATCTATTGGTACTTTTTCCAATAGTTACGGTTCAAATAGCAATATGGGTCGCCCTGAAAGGTACTTACGTTGTAGAACTGTGCTTTACGACGGTATACCCGCTAGAGCTTGGCTGTCTGACACTCCAATGCCAAGTTGTGTTGTTTACTATGGACTATCTTGCCCAATCAATATACCGCTAAAAGAAGGCTTGATTGAGATGTATGATATAGAGAATACCAACATCCTATACGGCTCTTCAAAATACAACAACAGGGAGCTTATGAACCCACATCGATTAACTCTCAGTGTCGCTGACAAGGCTGTTGAAGAGGCCACCAAACTAATAGACGGTGACGTTGCTAAGGCGGTTGTGAAAGATGCTGAAGTATTTTACAACAACGAAATGTGTACTCTTTCAATCGAAAATATCGAGCCTGTAACAATAATGGGTGATTGGGTTGTTTTCCCACTTGTCACCAAAAGAAAGGATGGTATATTTGAACATTTATGGAGTTCACATGTAGGCGTTGGATTTAAATTTAAATAGGATTTGTTATGGCTCAAGCAAACAACGCAGTTATGCTGCGCACTGATATGGACTTATGGCATCACCGCATTATATCTGGTGCAGGTGAGGTTTCAGATGTGAATCTCGGTCACATTGTGTCTGAAACAACGACTGAATTAGAAGTCTATAATTCCCATTTGGTTGAACAGAAGCTCGTTAAAGTTGACCTGATTAACTTGGAGGGACTCTCCGTAGCGGAAGTAACGGGAAAGCCTCCAATTAATCTAGCTCCTCTGCGGACTAAGAAGATTGTGCTTGACGTATCACTTTACGGCGCAACGAAAATTGACGGTAAAGTTATTCTGCGTTTTGAAAACGGTCAAATAGTAACAATCAACCTGAAAGGCACTAGGGGTTTAATCTGGAACGTCGAGCCTAATTGGGACGAGCCTTTGCGTGAAAAATTCTCTTACAAAACAGACGTGATTGTCAGCTATAACAAAAACGAGCAGCGTAGGGGTTTCATGAGTCAGCCAAGACGCAGCTTCTCACACATGGCAACACCAAGTTATGCTCTTCTAAGTACAATGCGAAACGTTTTGTACGCAATGCACAATAAACCAATTCTATGCCCAATCTGGTGGCAGCCTATCCGTCTTCGAGAGTCTCTCATTAAAGGAGCAACGCGTCTGAAATGTGTCGACTTAAGCGGTGTTGACACTCTGCAAGCAGGCGCAACAATAATACTCTGGAACAATCCATTTGATTACGAGTTTGGTGTAATTGACAGTATTGACGGGAATGATATAGTGTTGCAAACCTCTGTGGCAAGAACGTTTTATGCGACAGCAATCTGTTATCCATCCGTTGATATTCGATTTGACCCAACGGTTACATCGACCAATATGACATCCGCAGTATCATTCATGGACATATCAGCTGACATTATTGGTAAACAAAACAATATCGGTAAACTGAGTGGTCATGAGGATGGTCTTGAAATGCTGAATGGTGCTGAAGTGCTGACTAAACGCCCGAATTGGTCTGATGAAATTGTCGAGCGTAATCAGTCCGACGTAACCATCATTGACTACGGTTTTGGCTCTAAAGCATGGTTTAACAGAGGTGTACCGAGTATGGCATCACGCGAGTTAACATTTGTGTCAAGAAGTAGGGTTGAAACAGCGTGGTGGCGAAGGTTTATTCAGCGTCAGAAAGGCCAGTTGAAATCGTTCTACGTTCCGACTGAAACAAAAGACCTTGTTGTGGTGAACGACATCCTGTCAACCGTCAACAGGAAAGTCCCCATTCCGAAAGCCATCGTTGTTGAAGACTATCGTGTGAGTTCAATGCTCAAGAAAGCTGACAACAGGAGTTTTTTACGAATCCGCACAAAAGATAACTCCTACTTTTTCACAATCGAGCGCATTGAAAAACTTAACGAGAATGCCAGAATCTTCGTTAAAGAGGAAATACCAATCACCATTCTGAAAGAAGATATTACTTCGGCCTGCTTTGTTCAACGAATGCGGCTTGCATCTGACGATGTTGAGATTGAGCATATCACCTCGACCACAGCAAAGATAAAATTAACCCTCCAACAAGTAAAGGAAATTCCAAATGCAAAATAATTATCATGGTTACGAAACATCCGCTGAGAGCGGTACTCCTGTCGAACTCTATGACATCGCCTTCACGGGCGGTGTCTGGACGTTCACGACCGACACTGAAGACGTTACGTTTGACGGTAAGGTGTACAAGTCAGTTCCGATTAAACGTGGTGAGATTGAGGATACTGGGGACACGACAAAAGCCAACTTGGAAATACGAACAGGACGCAATACGTCGTTGGGTGATGTGTTCAAGGTCACTCCGCCGAGTGAACCAGTTACCGTGACAATCCGTCAGTATCATGCCGAACTTGGATTTATTGCGCCAGATTTGATGACTGTGGTAGTATGGAAGGGTCGAATCACCAATGTAGCATGGGAAAATGACGAGATTGTGTTGATTGGTGAAAGCATCTTCTCGTCATTGATGCGCATTGGCGTAACTCGAAAATTCAGCCGCAGTTGTTCCCATGCCCTGTATGGTAAAAACTGCGGTGTAAGAAAGGAAGAGTTTTCGCTCACTGAAGTTGCCAGAAGTGTTGTCGGTACAGTTATCACGTTTAAAAGCGGTAAACCTGATAACTGGTTCGCAGGTGGTTATGTGCAATATAAGAACAGTGAAACGGGCGTGTTGGAACGCCGCCATGTCATTGAATCAACTGGTTCAACAATCACCTTGAGCATTCCCCCATTGGGGCTTGTTTCGGGTAAGACAGAGGTTACAGCCTTTGCTGGCTGCGACCACGCACATACAACGTGTAAGGCCAAGTTCAACAACATCATCAACTATGGCGGTCAGCCGTTTATTCCGATTCAAAACCCTTTCCAATACTCAAACATTTACTAAAAGGACTCCCAATGCCATATCAGTTTATCGTAGCCATTGTGATGATGGTTATTTCGATGGCGATGAGCTACTACTCCGCCAAACGAATGAATAAGGGTAACAATAATTCATCACCAGCAAACCCAGACATCCCGACCGCAGAAGAAGGGGCTAATATCCCCGTCGTCTTCGGAACGGTACTCATTAAGAATCCGCAAGTAACCGATTATTTTGACCCTAAAACAGAGGAAATTAAATCATGACTATTGTTAAGATTGACGACGTATTGGCGTGTGGTACATGCCATACGGGTGCTAAATATCTCGCCGACCAATACGGTGTTGATTGGTGGGACTTTCTCCAAAACGGAATTGATGCCTCCAAGCTCGAACATATCGACGACATTAATGTAAAAAACGCTATTGCCGCCGCCAAACAACGTGAAATGAAAGAAGGTAAATAATGGGACGCAAAGCAAAACCCCAGACGATAGGTTACAAATACTCTCTTGGTATGGTAATGACAATCTGTCACGCCCCTATTGATTTTGTGACAGAACTCATTTTTGGCGAGAAGTCTGCTTGGCAGGGTCAATCTAAAGACCATCGACTCTATATCAACGAGCATGAGCTTTTTGGTGGGGATAAAAAGGAAGGTGGTGTTGCTGGTTCGGTAAATATTCATTCGGGTAAACCAGACCAGCAAGTAGACCCATACATCGAGCATTTCCGAGGGGAGACCTCCGCACAACGAGGTCTACTCACTATGGTATTTGGCGACGAAGGCTATGTGCCAGATAGCGACTATCGGACTATTGATTGGGATAAAAGTACAATCAGCGAGAAGATGTATCAGGGAATCAGTAAATCAATTTCTGAACATCTTAAGCGAATTAGAGGGGATGGTAACTATGTTCCAGATGCCTTTGCGAGAATCAACAATTCCTTGCAAGCATTAAAGATTATCGCTGGTAAGGAAAATGGGGAACTTACGGACGCGTTACTGCTTGACTATCTCAAAGAAATCTCAGCAGGCAACCGTACTGGTTACGCATTTGAGGACACTGGTAAAGACGGCAGAAACTGGAACAGACCAGAGCGTAGATTGGGTGCGATTCCTCAGTTGAGAGAAAAATACAAGACCAATCGCGGCGTTGCTATGGCGTATACCAAAGCTATTTTTATTGATAGCGTCGCAGGCTTGTATGAGCATGGCAGTTGGCGTGAGAACGGCGAACATACTGTTCGATTCCCAGCGGATGAGTTTTTTGGGCAAGAAGTTCGTGTAAAACTCAAAACCATGCCAGAGTATACTCGTCCGTTCTATTGGGGAAACAGCCCTTATTTCAAATCAACATGGGTTCGCGTACAAGCCATTAACAGTGGCTGGACTCACGGATTATGGTATCCAGAAAAGGCGGCTATTGACGGCGGTGTTGTTGAATATACCAAGGGCGGTAAAAAACTAACCTTCCCTGTTCTGGATATGAATCCTGCACATATCCTATACAAAACGTTAACCAACGGTGATTGGGGCATGGGCTATCACCCTTCGGATATTGACGAAGAGAGTTTCCGTAAGGCTGCTGACAAGCTGTACGACGAGAAGTTCGGGATGTCGATTATCTGGGATAGTGCCAAAACAATCGAAGACTTCAATGCTGAAATCTTGGATACTATCGACGGCGTTATCCGTGTCAACGTAATCACTGGCCGATTTGAATTGCTACTCATCCGAAACGACTATGCCGTGAGCGAGCTTCCTGTATTGGACGAAAGCTCTATTGTAGAGATTAGCCGCTTTGAACGCTCCTCTTGGGGTGATGGCGCAAATGAAATCGTACTCACATACAAAGACCGCAATGAATCCGACGTTGTTCTTGTGAAACAGAACTTGGCCGCGATTGAAATCCAACGCGGTGTAATTTCATCACCGCAAACTTACAAGGGCGTGCATACCAAGCATATTGCCGAGTTGATTGCCGAGCGTGAGTTGAAATTGACAAGTTCTTCAATCGCGAAAATGTCGATTAAGATTAATCGTCTGAATTACCTGCTCCAAAACGGTGATGTATTCGTCTTGCAGTGGAAGAATTTGGGTATTAAGTCAATGGTTTGCCGAGTGGGTTCTATTGTTCGTGGTGAGTTTGACGACGGTATCATTGAAGTCGAGGCTGTTGAGGATATATTCGGTATTACCAAGTCGTCCTACGAGGTCATTCCTGAGGATACTTCGCCCGAAGAAGATTTGAACCGAGTCGTTCTTACCGCCGAACCAATCAAGACAATGCGCGTTATGGAAGCGTCGTATCACGACTTGCAAACCGTAACGCCTGCCGAGAATCTCAACAGCGTTATTCGACTGGTTGATGGCGGCTCAACATACCCACTGATACTGGCAGAGAAACCATCATTGGCGACAATGAACTATGACCTGTTTGCATCCAACGGCGGCAGTGCTTTAAAAAAGGTGGCAGATGACGTTTCTTTTAATCCCACTTTCAGACTGGCACAAGACGTTGCGCCTACTTTTGAAACCTTTAGGGTGGATGACTTTAACGGTCAACCTCCTGTTGTTACTGAAGACATGTATATCGTAGTCAATGACGAGTGCATGAGTATTGACACTATCGAAGATGACGGTACGATTCGGGTTAAACGCGGTATTCTTGACACCATACCAGCGTTCCACGTCTACGGTGATATTGGCTATATTGTGACGGTGAGCAATGTTTCCGACCCGAACAACTACGCAGTCGGTTCAACACTGTCATATAAAACGGTAGCGCAGTCGGTGAGCAATTCGACAAGCCTTGATGATTCTAAGGAAGTAACCGCCGACTTGATTGGCCGCGCCGCCCGACCTGCACCAGTGAACTCTGTAACAATCAACGAGAATTACTATCCTGAGCAGATAAGCCGAAGTAAGCCGATTGAGCTTTCATGGAATACACGAAATCGCAAACAGATGATTCCTCAAAACGTGTATTGGGGCAGTGGTTCAGTCACTCCAGAGGAAGGACAAACAACCAGCATTAAGCTGTTCAACCCTAATATCGAAGGCGATGAAGGCTTGATTCAGGAGGTTAAAAACACCGAAGAAACAAGCCATACATTCATTGCTCCAAAACGGGAAGTTGAATTGAAACTCGGTACATCCGTACCTGATTTGGTATACCACTACAATCTCTCGAAAAAGCCATTAGTCCCAGTTGTGGGTTCTAACACCAAGCAAGTGGTTGCTCATGGCACTGGTGAGGTTGACGGTGCTGTTAAAGGAACAGTTGTACCAGAACTCGGCAACGAGCATTGGATTGAGATTCCGTTCGACGAGGTTTTGAATGCGAAGGCGTTTACTGTAATTTCTCGTTTGAAATTGACATCGAACTCAATACCTATTTTCACAATCGGTGAGATTGGCGATAATGCCAAAACACTGGGTTATCAACGATTCGGTCTTGCGGTTGTTGACGGAAAATTGGTATTTTGGATTGGTGATGAATTGCCTGTTTACTTCAGCAAAGAGGTTGATATTAGCAGCCGTATTGATGACAAATTCCATGACATTGCTGTGACAGTTGATATGGATAACTACCGTGTTAAAATGTTCGTCGACGGTGAAAGTGTTATCGAGGCCGCTGCTGAGAACCCTGTCAAATTCCCATACGACCCTGCTGGTGTTGAGAATTTGTTCAGTATCACTGACGCGATTCGCAATACAGTTGTTGAAAACGATACCATTTATGGCGTTCAGTCATCGCAGCTTGTGTCTGACTTTATCGAGGTCTTACCAAGTACGGCGTATGCACTCAAGTCTGAGGTTAATGCCGAATATAGCGACGGTTATCTGTTCTATGCAATCTATGACGCAGACAAGACGCTCATCGACGAGGTTGTTGCCGTTGAGGGCTATTCGTCAAATTCCGATGGTTTATATGAGCGTTCGGCAACGTTTACAACGCCAGAAAATGCAAAATATATCAAGGTAGGTTCGAGCTATTTGCAAAACGGCATTGGTCGGTTGATGTTTGCCAAATCGGAAAGCGTGCCTGACTATAACCTGAAAGCTGGTGACAAATGGTTGTATGAATTGCCGCCGAGTGGAAAAGCCTATTTGGGTGCTCGTCGTAGCAACTCAAGTACCGCTTACGCCGACAGCAGCGTCGCAATAAACGACTTCCTGCTGTATAACAAAGTGCTTGAAGCAACCGAGATAAAAGCTATTTCAGACGCATTTATCCAACGCCACTGGCCAGAAGTCGTTGGTGTTGAGATTGAGACCGAACGGAATAACTTAACATCTTGGCAAAAGTTTAGATGGATTGTTGAAACCACGCTTTTTGACTAAACCTAGAACGAAACATCTAACCTGTGCTATCATAGTTCGGGTTAGATGTTTTTTTTTCATTAAGGAACTAAATCAATGAAATCTATAAAACAATGGGTTGTTGTACACTTTGCAACCGAACTCAAAATATTCACAATTTTCATCATGCTCGTAACATTGGGTGTCATGTTGTATGACCGACACATCAATGACACGGTGATGCCAAACTTTTACCAAGTGAGCAAGGATGACTGGTGGTTCTGGTTCATAGCGAACCTCTCAGGCGTTATTGTTAATATAACCCTGTTAATAAATACCAAGTGCATTAAATGCAGATTGCTTAGTGATTTAATGTTACAATTATCGGGGTTTCTGATATTACTAATGGGCTGGGCATTTCTCGCAGTGTACCCACCCCTGAATGGGTTCATGGTTGCCTATCCTATCTGGGGTATCCTGATTATTGTTGCAGGTCGTCACATGGGGAAACGTAACCGCCAACAATTAGGATAATAAAATGTGGAACGACGTACTCAGCTTAAATACAATAGTAGGCATGGCGACAGCAGCAATCGCCGTACTTTTAGGGGTTTCCATTAAAGAAGTCGGGTATCGAGTTTATATCTTGGTGCTTATCAGCGCGGTTCTCAGCACCGCCGCTGTGATTGAGACTTGGATGGGAAATAGCACAGTAATGAAATCGGCAACAGTTGGATGGGTCATCGGTTATATCGCGGATGACGTGCTTCTGACAATTAACGCCTTGCTGCCTGATTTTGTAAAAGACCTAGTTGATACCATCACTAACGGCATTAAACGCAAGCTGGGAAAATGGTTTGGTGTTGACGAAAACGACAAAGACGGATACAATTAAATATACCTAAAGACGGTATATTTTCCTTTGTTTGAGTGGGTTAAACCCCTCCGATTTGAAAGTCGGAGGGGTTATTTTTATTTGTCGCCAGTGGCAACAGCGGCTTCGATTTTCGGAGCAAACATGCTGGAGACAGTGCATTTGATACGCGGACAGTCCTTGCGGTCAACAATATCGCCAGTCTGAGGGTTGATGCCTTTACCGCCTTTACGCATGGTTGCTTTCATGCGGCAAATGTCGCCAATCAGTACGGTCTTGCCAGTCAACAGGGCTTCATCCAAAGTCTTGACGAAGCTGTTATATTGGGCGGTAGCTTCGGCCTTGCTCACGTTACCATTCTTCATCAGCATAGCGATGAAGTTTTCTTTATTTACGTTCTTCATTTAATTTATCCTTAAGTGTGTTGTAAACATTAACAAGTGCGTCTTTCGACGCGGAACACTCATTATACTTGGTAATGGTGTCAAATTGCCATAAATAATTGGCTTTTGCGCTCAAATCAGTAATTTCTTCCAGTTTAGCGCATGGAGCGGCTAAATTACTTGGTAACGGCGGAAGTGTTAGGTGTGAGATAACGGCTTCGGATTTTGTCATTGAGCAGGCCGATACCAGTAAGCTCGTGGCAATTACCATTAACATAAACACCTGTTGTGAGTAATTTTGCAACTTCATTTCGCTGTATCCTTTCTTCACTGATTGATTGCATGATGTATTCGTTGTGCTTGTCAAACTCAACGCTCAGTTGCGCTGAGACCTGCTCAGAGAGCTTTTTGGTATCAGACAATACCTTTGCCATAGCATCGGCCTTACCCTTCGTATACGACGCTTCTACGAGCCGTTCTACGCGATATTTCTCAATCACGCCGCCGATACACAGAACAAGGATGACAGCGAGGACGATTCCGATGGGTTTTGTAAGGTATTTCATCATTTCATTGCCTCCGCCAATTTAACGTGGTAACGGTTCTTCTCATAGCCTGCGCCGTTATACGCGCGTGCGAAAGAGCGGCATTTCTCGGCATCGGTTGACAGCATATTGTAGGCAGGGAGAATCTTGGCCACGTTCAGGATGTAATTCACCAGCAGTTCGTATTGAGCCATCTCGCTACGACTACACGCGTGCAGCATCTCGATTGGATGGTTGTAGCCACATTGCGCATAATATTCACCCATCACTTGAAACTTGCCGATAGACACGCTCATAAGCGCGGCCAGAGGGTCTTTTCCGATAGCCAGCGAGAGTTTCTCCCAACTATCGTTAATGCCGTTGTTGTTTGCATCCATAGTGTAGTCACCAGCCAGAGGGTTGGCGTACCACGCCTTCACGCGGTTGACCGCATTGCGAACATGTTTCCAGAACTTATGGCGTTCGTAGAGAATCTTCGGCAAGCCGCTGTTAAACCAACCACTACCAGCACTTTCAACTTTAGCAATAGCCTTAATGCGCTTGTCATTTACGTCACCGAGACGGCGAACCAATGACTTCATTTCGTCTTCAGTGATTGCTTTTGCGTTACGGCAGGTCATGGCTGCGATGAATTCCGCGCGGGATGACGTACCCCAGACACCATCGACTTCCAGATTAGTGCCGCAGTTCACGTTCAGCCATGCCTGAATCCATGCTACATCCAAGTCACGAGCCATTGCGCGTTGTGTGATGCTCAACAGCGGTGTTTTATAAGTATTATCCATTTGAGTATCCTTTTATAAAAGAACCCTCAGTTTACCGCGAAACTGAGGGTTTATCAATTACAGGTCGAAATCAGCCAAGTCTTTGCTATCTACTGACGCGTCAACTTGCCCAATCAGGTATGACGAAATTTCAACCTCTTGCGGAGCAACCTGCACGTTGTCAGATGACAGCCATGCGTTAATCCATGAGATTGGGTTCTGCGTTGATTTCGGGAACAGCATATCGAGACCGATAGCACGCATACGCTGGTTGGTGATGAATTCAACGTAATTGTTCAGGATGTCTTTGTTCAGACCCAGCATAGAGCCGTCTTTGAACAAATAGTCAGCCCATTCTTTTTCCTGTTCAACTGCGGTTTCGAAGATTTTCACAATTTCGTCTTTGTTTTCAATCCAGATTTCCGCCATTTCAGGGTCATCTTCGCCAGTTCGCCAGTAGTTGAGGATGGTCTGTGTTACCGACAGGTGCAACGCCTCGTCACGGGCAATGAGTTTGATAATCTTAGCATTACCCTCCATCAACTCGCGCTCGGCGAAGGCGAATGAGCAGGCAAACGAAACGTAGAAACGGATGGCCTCCAATACGTTCACGCAGACCATGCACAACATTAAGCGGCGTTTGAGTTCTTTGCGGTCATACTCCATGCCCATGTGCATACGCATCGCGTATTGAATCAGGTCATCATAGTAATCGCCGATGGCCGTTGCGCGGCGCATAATTGCGTCGTTAACCATGATGTCGTCCAACACTGTTGACGGATTCGGATACACGTTGCGGATGATGTGCGTGTAGCTGCGAGAGTGAATGCCTTCGAAGAATACCCATGCGTTGATAAACTCTTCGATTTCAGGCAGCGAGGTCAGCGGCAGGAATGCTACCGACGGACTGCGACCTTGAATCGAATCGAGAAGGGTTTGATATTTCAGGTTGCTTGTGAAGATATGCTTCTCGGCATCGCTGAGTTTGCCGAAGTCAATACGGTCGCGTGACAAGTCAATTTCGTCAGGTCGCCAGAAGAAGCTGATTTGTTTTTCATACATCTTGTCGAAAAACTCATACTTCTGTTTGTCATAACGCTGCACGTTGATGTTGTTGCCGAGAAACATCGGCTCGGTTGTAGCGTCGTTTACCATTTTCGGAAAAATGGAGTATTGGTTATTGGAATTCACGGGAAAGACCTTTCTTTTTATCACGGAGGCGTTGTTTGCGTTTCATGGCCATGTTGTACGCCCGTTGGCAATCATGGCATCGGTAAAGGTATTGAATACCGCTCGCATAATTCTCATTTCGTCGATATGGGAAATTATCTTTGTCGAGTGGGTATTCAACACCGCAATTTTTGCACACTCGGAATTTATCCATTTTGGTATTCCTTTTTAATCACGGCCTCCCCATGCTCGTTGAAGATGATGTATGCGAGACGTGCGAGCGGATTCTCGCGTTGCAGCTTACCGCATTCACGACGTGCATTCTTTTCAATCTCGGGCAAGCCTTTATGATTTGCCACTGGCGTTGTGTGCGTTTCAACATACGCCTGAGCGTTGTTGTCGTATTCCATAAAACAGATTTTGCGTTTCATAATAGTCTTTCAGTTACTGGTTAATATGTGAGTTTTCGAAGTTTACCGTTTAATTCTTTCAGAGCCATTGCATAAAGACGGGCTTTGTTATAGGTTTCAAACAGAAAACCGTCTTTTTGTTTACGCTCAAGGCTTGCTTTTGTGTTGCGAGTACACTTGAGAGATACCACTTTAATTTCGCCAACCGTGAGTTCTGGTAAATAATAATTATCCCCAACAGTAAGCTCTTCACCATAAGGAACTGGAAACCAAACACCTTCAATCTGTAATTGCGTAGGCTTTTGTCGATAGAGCTTATCGGTAGCCCATTCAGGATTCTTTCGCAAAGTTACCCATTTATCAGCTTCTGGGTCGTAAACTTCCCAAAACTTCCAAGGGGAATCACTCACAGCAGCGTCTTTTGCATACAGTTCCATTAATTTGGCGTGAATATGTTTAGCCATTTGAATTTTCCTTTTGTGAATTTTCGTCTAAACGACTAATAATCTTCTTGTTTAATTCGGTGAGTGCTTCAACATAACGTTTACAATCTTCGGCATTTTCAAAAATCATACCTTGGTTAAGCAAGGCTTGAAACTTATCAACTTTCATGCTACTACGCTTAATTCTTGCAGCAGCGACACCTGAATCAGTCACGTTTATTGTGAAATACTCCTGACTTTCCGAGTCGTTAAACGTGCTGGTTATTGGCACTGGAAAAGTTACACCATCGATTTCAACCACTTTTGGTTTACGACGATATTCAGAACCAAGATACCACGATGGATGCCGTACTAAATCAGACCAAGCACCAATGTCTTTTTGTCGAACTTCCCATAAACGCCACGGGTGTTCTGTCGTCATCGCATCTTCGGCGTACAGTTTCATGAGTTCTGCATGCGGATGTTTATTCATTTTAATTTTCCTTTTGTTTATCAAGTAGTGTTAAAACATAAGCGATTGCTTCATTGATGCGCTTACTCGCTTCCCAGTCGGAATGTTTAGCCGCATCATGCAGTTCTGGGGTGAGAATTTCGGGGATAACTGCTGAAAGGTCAACCGCAATATCTTCCCCATCGTAATCGCTGTCTTTGGCCAACAAAGCAGTGACGGTAATTGCTATAAAGTATCCTTCCCTGCTAAAGTAGTACAGATAACCACTATGGGATAAATCAACATCTTGCTCACTAAGCTGGTCAACTGCTAAACGCATACGTTCGATACGAAGTGCCATCTCGTCAATATAATCCTCAGTGCTTTCTGCATCGCAACGTAGCAAGTTATCAACGATAAATGTTGGACTAGCACCCATTTCAGACAACAGCATACGGAGGTTGTCGATACCGCGTACAATCTCGTATAACCTGTTGTGTAACACACCATTATCTTTTTCAGTGATATTCATAATTTAATACTCCTTAAACACATCATAATCTTTCGCTTCTACTACCTTCGATGGTCGGTCGATATATCGCACCCGACCACCTCTGGTATGAGCATACCGTTCACCGAACACAAGCAGTTTAATCTTACCCGACTTGGTATAACCGAGATGATTACAATACATCAAGTAGCGAATCTTTGATTTACTATTCAACGAATGCTTGCATCGCAGAAGGTGCTTACCGTCCCAATGGACTGGTTGTTCTTTACAAATTCTCATGGATTACCAACTCCCCGTCTTCATCCTAATCAAGCATGTGTTCAAACACATACGCGATAGATTCAGCTACTTTGCGAATATCTTCAGGTCGTTGGTCTTCGATACACACGTCGAGCAGCGGTTTCAACAAAATCGGCACAAGTTCTTCGACGGTTAATACGAACATCTCCCCGTCATACAGCGAGTCATCGCTGAGTAATTCCTCAATCCTACCCCATGAAACACCTTCTTTTTCGCTGAAGTAATAAACATTTTCGTTATAAGGTAAGTCAACGTCATTATCATACAGGCAATTCAGTGCCGAACGAACGCGTTTATAGCGGTCTTGCCTATTGATTACATCTTCCTCAACGTCATCAATTCTGCTTGTACCCAAGAATTTGTGAATCAGTGCGGCAGGTGCTTTCATACTCAACATTTTTTCAGTTAAGCGTGATAACTCAATGTTTGCCTTGAGCATCATCTCGCGCAGTTCTTCGTCGGTATAGGCCATTTTGATTTCCTTCGTTTGTTGTTAAGTGATGAGTGAATAGTATACCCCTGTATAAATATTGTCAAGCAATTAAAAAGCACTTAACCGTAAAATACAGCTAAGTGCTTCATTTATTACAACATTAAGTTACTGACGGATTTTCTTTTCAGTAACAACCGCTGGCTCACGAACCAACACGGTTTCTTTGACAATCACCTGCTGCGGAGCAACTACGGCTTTCGGCTTCGCGCCGAAGAAGTATGCTGCACTCAAACCTACACCAATGTTCTTGCGAGTATCAGCAGACACGCCGCCTTTGAAACCCCACTTACCGTTTTCAGTGATATGGGACGCGCCAATAGCAATAGCGGCTTCATTCTTGAACGAACCTGCGCCAACAGTGATTGCGCTTTGACCTGCTTCGTAAGGCTGCATCATTGTGCCGATTGCGATTGCGCCAGCGATACCAGCGTTGCTGTCGCGTCGGTTTTTGTTGATGTCGTTACGAATCGAGTCGAAGTTACCTTCAATCAGCTTGTTCGATTCAGTGATTTTGTTACGCAAGTCACGGTCACGCAGCTTCAAGTCATAAATTTGCGACTCCTGCGTTTCCATCCAAGACGAATACTGCTGCACCGTCTGATACACGTTGGTGATTTGCTCACTATGCTGGTTCAGCTTCGCTGCATTGGCACTCACTTGTGTCGCAACGGCATGGAGTTGTGAACCGTTCACCGCGTCGGTTGATGTCTTGGTAACGTTACCAGCGGCTACGTTCTGCAACTGGCGCTCGAAGCCTTTAGAGCCGATAGACACGACGGATGTTGGACGATGACCTGCGTAGTTGCCATAAGTCACACCGTCAATCGTGCTATTAACAACGCCGTTGAAGTCACTGGTTGTCGAATTGAAGCCGATAGCCACGCCACTGTAATGCTCTGTCTTGGCGTTTGTACCGATGGCCGTACTGAAACGGGCTTCAGTCGTAGCACCGCTACCAATGGCCGTAGATTGGTCGCCACGAGCCACTGAGGACTGACCCAGAGCCGTGCTTTGACCACCGATGGCGTTGGCGTGCAGACCCAATGCGGAGGAGCTATTGCCGATTGTTGTGGCGTGTGCGCCCACGGCGGTCGATGCAGAGCCTTCAGCTAAAGTGCCTTTACCCAACGCTGTCGTGGAGTAACCCTTCGCCCATGCCTCGCTACCGAACGCCTGTGACGTAACACCACTGGCCTTCGCATGTGCGCCGACGGCAGTGGAGAGGTTTGCATAGGCATGTGAGTGCATACCCACTGCGGTTGCGCCTGCACCTTCAGCGGTAACATAATTGCCGATAGCAACCGCGCTGCGACCGACTTCAGCCATAGATAATTGGGATGACGTTACGAGTGTAACGCATAGTACAATGAGAGTTTTCTTCATGGTAGAACCTTTCTTTGGTAAGTTAAATATCGTCTTCGTCACGATGCTTAAAGCGCATCTCAACTTGACGCTGGGTTCGGCGAGCAATCACCGATTTGGGTAGCGGTTTCGGGCGAGAAATACCGCCGTGCATGACAGCATTACGTCTGTCAAAATTACTGCGAAAGACCTTAATGTCATTTCGCGATAAACGCTTCATTGTTGTAGCCATATTATTCCTGTTCAGCCAAGTATTTAGTAACATTGGTAATATACTCGATTTGACGAATACAGTCTTCATATGCGTTGTGTGTTACAGCAGACACTGACCGCAAGAGTTTTGGGAACATATCGCTAATTGTTCGGAGCGAGCGACAATCACGCACTTCCCAGAAATTAATGAGTGTATCCATCGGGGTTATAAGACGTTTGTACGCGTTGTTTAAAATGTCAACGTCAAATGTACCAGTGTTCCATACAAGAAGGCCGCCTTGATTACGAGCGTTATCAAACAAGGTTTTCATGCGCCACAGAGTATCCATTAGTGAGTGTTTCTCGGCAGGATTGAGAAGTTCGGCAAGATAATCACGATTTGTTTCACGCCACCAAGCGAGCGTGTCGGTGCTAGTGTGAGAACGCGGTTGCTCATCTAACCCATGTCGAAAATGGAAACTCCGATTGTCATACACGCTACCAGATACAGGGTTAAAACAAACCAATGCTGTTTCAAGGATATGCGCATTTTGCTCTGTCGACAGTGTTTCCAAGTCAACCATGAAGTGCTGTTTGTAATTGATTACTTCCATTTTAATTTCCTTCTTTGAGTTTAGATTTGCATGTTTCCAACATACCGATTAGCGTGTCGAGTTCCTCTTCGGCTAAGTCGGCAAACGCAAAAGTAGTTTCAGTACCGTATCCAGTGATAGGATGGCATACGTCTTCGCGTGTATGTTCAATGCTGATACGAGCCAATCCGTGTTCGCTTGGAGGAGACGCAATCTCTACGCGCAAACTGCTTTGATGTGTCGCAGTCACGCCATCACGATTAGTGCCATACCAGAACATGACTTCCATTTCGTCTTTGTATTTCATATTACATACCCACATCGAATTTCTTGAATTTGTCTTTAAACTCACGCATCGGGCGTGTGTAGATGACACCTGTTGATTCCGAGCGATACACGGCTTGCTCCAAACCAGATACTTCCGAACGGGCTAGCAGCAGGAGTCGGTACAGGCCGCCTTTATAGTGCTGGTAGAGTGGGAAATCGTGTTTAGTTTTACCGTACAGCGGTGAGCTTGTATCTTTGTTTTTCGCTGGAATACCGAGCATTCCTTTAAGTGCTTTCATAGAACTTTTAATCATGAGATTCCTCCATTAATCCTTTGAGTTTTTGCTTGGCCTCGCCAATTAAAGAACGAGCTTCAAAACCATCATCACCGCCGTTCCAAAATTCGCAGTTATGAATGTAATCAATAGCTTGATTCAACAATTCTATAATTTCATTATAAGAGTCTTTATTCATTTTTGCTTCCTTTGTTCGTTTTAATTTTAAACTTCGTCCAATTTCTTTTTCAGACGACCAATTTTTTATAGGTTAATAGATGGCGTAATTTAAAGAAGATGTCAAAATCAACATTCAACTCACGGTCAATCACATCTGCTACAACAACGCCGTAAGTGTCAACGTAACAAGTGGACGGAAAAGCACCCTGAATCGGCATTGGATTACTTCGGATAACCAACACTCGACCTGTATTGACGTTTTGCCACAATTCACCTTTCACAGGGGTCATGCTTTGGGCAAGTGCCTCCATTTGCTCACGTGGGTCGCTATACTGCATAGCGTTCTCGATGTCTGAACGACTCGGCTTTTTGTTAAATACATGGTGTTGCATGATTAGTTCCTTTGTTTGTTGTTGGTTGATGAGTGAATAATACCGACACTATTAAGTATTGTCAAGCAATTAAAAAGCACTTAGCCGTAAAATAGAGCTAAGTGCTTCATTTAATAGGGTATTAAGTTACAAATAATTTATTGTAAGAACCCTGTTTCGTTGAATAACCGTGTTCGCTGACACACTGTTATCAAGCCAGTTGGCACGAACTTGGTTAATCAGAGACTGCGTATAGATGTCGTTGTCGGTGAAGCTGATTTGCGCAGCGGGATTGCCGACGTAGAATCGTGATGTCGGGCGACCGAAATCAGCAGGCAAGTGCAACTGGTTATTGCGGAAGAACAGTTTATCCGCAGCCTTAAACGACGTGGCTTTAGTCACGGTGTTTTTCGAAGTGACTTTTGCAATGTTGTTTTCAATAATAACCGAATGGTCGTTTGCCGAATTGCTGTTCTCTTCAACGTAGAAAGGCACGCCGTCACAGTATTCACATTCCAACACGTTATCGGAGAAGGTGAAGTCCCCCAATCCGTATTTGACAACAGGGGCTTTGGCAAACGCCGACAGGAAGGAAGTCAGTCTCCCATTGCCTGTGATTCGGTTACGTCGAATCTTGACAACAGGCTTGGCTTCTTGGTCGTTATTGCGATACTCGATGCACCAGTAAGAGCCGCGCTGAATGGTGTCGATTTTATTCATACCTTCGATGGTGTTGTCTTCGATAATGACTTCTGGGTTAACCTGTGTAACCCAAGTTTGCCACGGCTGCTGCTTAATCTCAATGCGGATGCCACTTTCGCGGTAATAATCCATATTCAGGTCAAGCTGTGCGCCTTCAGCAACGTTCTCGTCGCGCTCCAGTACAAACGTGCCGTCAAAGTGAATATTGTTACGCACGAATCGGATATAGGCCAGTGGGTATTGGCGATTCTCGTAAGCGAAACCATGCAGGCGGTTGTCGAGGATGTTGTTCTCTTCGGCGATGAAATCAACGGCATCATGAGAATCAAGACCTTTGCGGTAGTTACGCTCAAGTTTGTTACCCTTAATCATGCTATTCAAGCCGAAATTCAACGAGCCTGACAGCGCGGTAATGCCATAACCAGTACCACCGTTGGCCTCACGACCGTTGTGATGGCAATAGTTGTTGAAGGCTTGGAAGTCTTTCTGCCAAGCATAGGCGATGCCTGCTACACGGTTATGGTGAGAATGGCATTCGATGGCGCGGTTGCCGCTGGCCTTAATGGTCGCTTCGCGCAACTGGTCGAGGGTAATAGTGCCTTTCTTAAACTGCTCACCCAGAGCGACAACCTCACCGTTGTGAGAGGTGAAGAAGATACCGATACGGTTAGAACCTTTCGATTCTACACGCTGAACCAGACCGTTGGTAGTATCAACCATCATGATATTCATGACAGAACCGCGATAGGTCTCACCTTTCCAATGGAAAGTACCTTTGTATTCGATGCTGAAATCTTCCAGCGTTACGTCTGGAAGGCTGTCGACGATGATACCGCACCACTTACGAGCATCTGTTTTGTTCGTGTTTGCGTCCCAGTTTTCAGGCTGCTCCCAACTGTAAACGATGTTGGTTTTACCCATACCAGCACCCTTAATACCACGGATACCAGCATGGCGTTCGTCCATACGGATTTGCTCATCCAGTGTGTATGTGCCTTCACCGAACTCAATGAAGGTCTTTGTTGCTGCGGCGCATTCAATCGCCGTCTTAATCGCCTGACTGTCGCTCATGCCGAGTGCTTTGAGCAGGTCGACTTTCACATATCCGATTTCACAAGACATGTCCAACTCCTGTGTTGATAACAAAAAAAAAACAACTCACAGTTTACACTATGAGTTGTTTTAACACTAGGCTTGAGTCTGTGAGGCGTATACCTGCAACACGCACGACAGGTCTTCTTTAGACACGCCATGCTTCTCAGCAGCGGCATTCAGGTCTACAAGGGCTTCTGTAATCAGCACGACCAATGCGTCGTCGGTCAAGTCTTTAACCTTCTCCGATACGTTGGTGCATTTGCGGATTTTGCCGATGCCAATCAGATGATTCTTGAGTTTAACCGCGTCAGTAAGCAACAGGCGCACTTGGTCGATATGGGTGTTCGGCACAACCAATACAGTCTGGCTGTCTTTCGGGTTCGAGCCGATGCGCAGTGTTACAGCACTGTCGTCGACAATGGCGTGATACTGACCGTAGCTCAGTGTTTTCGCTTGAGTGCAAGTCATTATTTAACTCCCGTGCTACCGAAGCCGCCTTCACCGCGTTCAGTGTTGGATAATTCGTCGACTTCTTCGAAGGCAACCTGTTCAACAGGGAGAATCATTGCTTGCGCAATGCGTTCGCCTACGTCTGGCATACCGTACATATCGATACGAGTCTTGCGCAGTTTAACGCATACTTCACCACGATAATCAGCGTCGATTACACCAGTGCTGTTTACCAGTGTAATGCCGTGTTTGAAACCGTGACCACTGCGGCTGTAAATCATCATCACATGGCCTTCAGGCACTTCGAATTGTAAACCTGTGCCGTATGTAACGGTGAGTTCAATATCGTCAGCAGTGTCGATAACGCGTGCCGCATACAGGTCGAAACATGCAGCACCCTTGCTGCCGTATACAGGCACTTTCGCGTCTGGGTGAATCTTCTTAATCTTGACGTTCATTGTCTTCTCCATATAAACCCGTGAGGGGTTGTTTTAAAAATCTGTCGGCTAAAGCCATGCCGATTTTAGTCTTAACGTAGCGAGCGCACAACTCTTTAAAGTAAGCACGCTGCATACGGAATTGGCCTGTTACTGGTGCAAAGATAACACCTTCTTCACCCAGATTATCGAGTTTTACGCGCTCGCCGAAACTGAGGCATCTGAGGTCAACGACCTCGCCTTCGAGGAATGTGAGCAGTAAATACTCCTCGAATTCCATTTGGCGTTTGCTGATGTCGTTGATGACCCCGAACAATTCGTCGTTGAACTGCCGACGGGCACAACCGCAGTCATTAGTGGATTCCATCCCATCGACTCCTTTCCCAGTCACAAGTAAGACTGTTTTGCTCAAAATATCTGTTATGAGACGCATGTTTCAAACTAATACAACGCACAACGCGATTTGTATCATATTGCACTTCATATTCAAGCAACGTATATGCTGTATTTGGGACACCGCCTGCTGAGACAACCGTAACCTTTTGGTCGGCTTTTTGTACAGGCGTATCGCTGTCATGTGTCTGGACATTCGGATGGCACGCAGCGGTCGCAAACGTGATATACAGCGCACACGCCAGTAATTTTAAACTTTTACTCATTCTTATACCCCTTTCTTTTCCAAGATTGCGCGGTATGGCTTCCAGTTTTGGAAGTTGCGGTTTTCATTGCGGTAGGCTTCTACGTTGTTGAACATAGCCTGATGGTCGAAGGGTGACATGTGACCAGCCTCAATCAGTCGTTCTGCAAGTTTCAGGTCTTCTTCGACAGACGGCATTTGTTTGTTGTGGTTCAAATAGGACACACGGGCGCAACGCGCGGCTGAAATTTTAGCCTTCTGCTCGTATGTACGGAAACCGTTATCGTCGAGTTCATCCTCACGCAAATAGGGGAGATGCCATCCACGCAGAACTGGAACGGATTCATCCATTGCCTTGTGGATGGCTTTTGCCAGTGCCTGAATTTCAGGCTGTGCGTCGTCGGCAATGCGCAGTTTGAAGAAGTTATCCCATTCGGTTGCAGTGATGATGGTTTCCGCCCACATGAAGGGTTCAAGGATGCGGTTAACGACTTGTTTATGCACACCAATGTCAGCGAGTAGTTGTGCAGTATCAGCAGCGGCATTGGCGGCCTTCATCCACTCAGCCTTAGCAAAGTCAGCACGGGCTTTATCTATCTGCGTTTTGGCCACCATACCTGCTTGGTTCTGACCCCAATGCACGGGAACGACGGGTTCGTTGCGAACCATCTCAATCAGCTTGGCTGTTGGAACGGCGCGGCTTGATGCGGTGCTGCGGCTGAAGACGCGATGGGTATTCAGTTGGGGCAGGATAAAGCGAGGGTATTTGACCTGCACAGAGGTGATACGAGTGCAACCCATGACGCTATCGGCGATTACTTGGCATTCAATCATTTTTAGTTTCCTTTTCTTTAGGGGCTACTTTTGTGTACAACAGGTGTGAGTGTACGATGAGGCATGCCAGCATAAAGAAGAGCGATACGAGATACACGATAATATCACTCACGTCTTTAGCAGCGAACAGTTTGTTCAGCAGTTGCGCGTCAACATAGAAGAGCAACAAAAATACTGCGATGTTTTTGATGATAAAGAGTGCATTTACTTTCATTTTATTTTACCTTTCGGATGATGAGTTTTGAGAATTTGTCGTCAATTTCAACGAAGCCGACGACGTAATCAGGTCGGTAATACTCGTTGACCATTAATTTGATAATTTCATCACTATCTGTTTCAACATTGACACCAACTTCAGCGGAGTCAATGAAGTTGTATCTGCTCGACAGTTCGTTTACTTTGTCGCGAATGTCTTCTGTCAGAAACACAGCATTGTTTACAAGGTCGATGACTTGGTATTCGTCCATTTACTCTCTTCCCAATACCATGATTACTTTTGTCAGGAGTTCGTAGCGAGATGACGCTGTTGCTACGAGATACTCACCGCTCCAGCCGTTGTATTTCTTAAACACACCTTTGCTCATACGAAGCACAAACTTTTCGTTAACAACACCGTCTTTTGCAAAATATTTAATAGGGATAATATAGCGAGGATTTCCATACTTGTCTGCTTTGACCGAGCCACATTCGTCGCAGTTCAGAACCCGAATAAGATGTGCTTTATCTTCGCTATCAGGCATATTTGCGAGCATGTCGGCAATGGTGTTATCGCCGAGGTCGAGACCGAGACGATAGTGCTTAATGAGTTTCGGAAGTTTGAGGTGATGCTGTTCAAACAACCGTTGAGCTTCATTGTTGTAGGCCATAATCTTTTCCTTTGTTGTTGGTTGATGAGTGAATAATACCGACACTATTAAGTATTGTCAAGCAATTAAAAAGCACTTAGCCGTAAAATAGAGCTAAGTGCTTCATTTAATAAGGTATTAAATATAGCCTAAATTAAATTGTTTTAACAGTTTTCGTTCCATGTCGGGAATATCTTGAGTGTTGTGAACAATCAGGTAATCGACACAATTATCACTTAGTATAATCATACCCTTTTCACCATCATCTTCGCCTTCAATGAGTATGTCAGCAAATTCCTCACTGCTATGATTATTCACGGATGGAACATCGCGGTAAATACCAATTAGCAGGTCACAGATAGCGGCCTCGTTTTCAAAGCGAACGTCTGGAATAATGACATCCTTATATGAATTTTGCATAAGACGAACAAAGAAATCGTCCATGCAAAAGCGGAAGTATTCAGTGCCGAGTAATTGCATAAATTTGCGCGGTGATAACTGTTCGTATGGGTCAGGAAACAATTCACCACATTCTTCACCACATTCTTCATTGACAAATGCAGAGTACATGTTGTCGTAAAAGATTCTTTCATCTTTGGTGATAGATAAAACTTCCTCGGTATTTAAAAACGGAATCAGCCAACCGTTACGCAGTTTGTCGTAGCCCTCCCAACCAAAAGGCATTGGTGTTTCCTTCTTATCGCGCTCCAAACAATCATCACCGAAGACGAACTTGGCGGCTTCATGCAAAGGGCGTGCGAAAGATGCAATCGGCATGTTTTTCAGTTTGCTTAAAATTTGAGCAGCGGTGTCTTTACCCACACCAGCTTTACCTACGATTCCAATAATCATGATATTTTCCTTATGTTTGTATTAAACCGCTCGGTTTTAAAGACTGAGCGGTTTACCTTTAAGACTTAGATTTTGCAAGCACCGCCAGCGCAACCTTCATCCTCGTCTTTGTCGGGGTCAAAGCCGCCTTCGACCACAACGCCTTCAACGGCATCCAGCGCGTCGAGATTATCCATATCGAATACATCGTCGTTCTTTTGTTCAGTAGACATTACAAGTCCTCCAATTCATCGTCAGAAACAATATTGCCTGCAACGACCACTTCCTCTTCAGGTTGAGGAGGTACGTCGTTTACAAAGCCCTTAGCCGCATTATACGCCAACCAAGCGATGAGTGGTGCTTGTTCGAACACATATTCTGCGCCGAAACGTATTGTATACTCCATAGCGGCTTTGTAATCGCTATGCTCGGTCACAACATCGTCAGTGGTGTTATACATCCAGATTACCTGCTTCACGCCCTGCCATACGTTGATTGACGGCATTCCGTAATTGGTGAAATGTGTCGGCTTAGGAGGTTCGGCGGCTGAACCGCGATAATTCGAACCCGCGTCGCTCATGTATGCAAGCGCAGATACAAGGCCGATTTGATACTGGTCTTCGGACGGTTCGAAATCTGGGTCGTCTTGTTGATGGACGACAAAAACCTTTTGAGATTTGCTATCCCAGAAGAATTTAACCGATTCCAGTTCAAAACCGAACCATTTTTCAATGTGCATTTGCCATGTGTCGGACGTGCTTTTGGAGGCAGCGGAATCACCAGCGAAACGCTCTTCTTCCTTGATGGAATTCTTGATGTCATGCAGCGAGTAGATGCGCACGCCTTTGCCGCCGTACACGCTGTCTGCGTTGGTATAAAAGGCAACATTCATACCAGTAATCAGCGCAGAATTCAACGCGCTAGTGTGTTCCAGTGGGAACTCTGGAATGAATACGCTTTCGCCTTTGCCTAAGCGTTTGTCCTGAAGTTGCTGGGCGATATTGGCGATGGCTGACGTTGTTAACGGATAAACCACACCGCTGTCGTAGGGTAGATGTAATGACATAGTATCAACCCTTCGCTTCTTTGAGCAGCTTCAGAATATCAATACACATCTGCGTATCAATAAACCATTTACCGCGTTTGTCGTCAACGGTTTTATCAGCAGCCGTAACCTTCTCTGCTTCAGGTTTAATCTGAGACACGACGGCCTTGTCGTTGATGACGCATGTGCAACTGCCAACCAAGTCAAACATTGCCGAGCGAATCCGATTGTTAGGATTCTTCATGATAGCAATACGGGCTTCAGTAAGCTCATAATCACCGCTGTATCGTACACGCATACCAGTAACACTGTCTTCGTACTCAACCATACCAGCAACGTCACCGTTATCCACACTGCCTACCTGCGCCCACAGCCATGAAGACATGCCTTCCGTGTTAAACGGACGTACGGAGAAATCGCGCAATGTGAGCAGCAACTTACCGATTACATGGTCTGCAATCTTCTGCGATGACGTACCAATCAGAACATAACCTTCATCAATCAGGAACAGCACAGGTACGACAGTTGTCTTGATAGGCGCAGTTGGGAGCTTCTGAACCAGATAGTCTTCCTTCCATTCCTGACGCAGTTTACGTGGAGCGTTTTCGTTACCAGTGTCAAGGCAATACTCTTTCTCTTTTTCCTTGACGAAATCGCGCACAGATGCCGCAGGAATCACACGCTCACGGATGACAACGTGAAGTTCTACCTTCTTATAGCTTTCACCGAACACAACTACACCGTCGTCAATCTCATCCTGATACAGACATGGATGCGACGCAATATAAGTTACGGTTGCAGCCAAACCCGCAGGTTCAATTGGTTTGGGATTTGCCTTCAGACCGCCGAATTCAACGTCGCCTGTGAGTTGATAGGGGATAAATGCTTTCATTGCCTGCTCCTTAGAGATTGATGGTTACAGAACCCACGCGCTTCCAAACGGTTTCATCGAAGAATGGTTGGAAACAGGTTTGGAACGTGCCGACGTATAGCGGATATTGCGCCAGTGGGAATTCAACAGTGGCTTCTTTAACGATTGTGCCGCATGTTGGATTGATGGCCAGTACGATGCAACCCGTGCTCTTGTTCTCAAACAATGCTGGGTATTTGTTCACGTCGGCTTCGTCAATCATTTCGTCTACGGCGTTTGCCTCGAAGTTGCGGACTTCTTCCTCACCGCGTTCGGTCAAACCGTAGTGGCTTGAATTGCCGAAATCTTGGGTAATTTTAATCAAGCGGTCGTTGAGCAAACGTGCCATACGGTTGAATTCCTCTGGCAAAATTGTCACATCAACGATGATGCGTTTGTTTGGGTCGTCCAACAAAGGCTTCAGCAGTTCGTAGTCTTGTTTATTGATAGTCATGGATTTCTCCTAATTGATTAAGGGGTTTGAGGATAATACGTTGAATTCCTACTAACTCCAACGTGGTTTTGCAGTGGTAGCATACTTCTTTTGCCCCATATACCACCATCTGACTGTTTTCAAAATCTGGCTCAGCAACGAGTGCTTTGTACTTCTGCAACGCTGCCAGTTCAGCATGGGCTGGTTGCTGGCACTGCTTGACGCACTTGTCGTAGCCTTGATTGATACCATCGCCCTTTCGAGGACACTTGTACTGCGACGGCTGCTTCTTGATACCGTTTGTGCCGAGGAATGTGCCGTGGGGTGTGTGAAGTGCAGCAATGATTGTTTTGTCATAACACAGAAACAAACCATCTTTGGTGTGAATATCCTGCATTACTTCAAAGGTTCGTCTATTCTGATGAGCAATCACCGCTTCAATTCGAGCCTCTCGTTCATCCTCGGTCAATGAGTCCGCCCACCCAGTCAAATCAGTGTTGTCTGAGTATGCAGAATCGCCCAATTTATTTTGCGGTTTGCCTACCGTTTTAGCGTACTCATTAGGCGGCGTTTCGCCCGATTTATTTTGCGGTTTGCCTGTTCGTTTCACCACCAGCTTACCTTTGGTACTACGATAAATGGTATCTCGGCAAATATCTTCAGCCGAATAACGAGGGTCGGGAACGATTTCTACGTGCAAGTCTATTAAGACGCTGTCCAAACCATCATATTCCTGTGCCATTTTGACGAATGACTCGTGCATCGCTGAAATAGTGGCCTCGATATTACGCTCTCTGCGTATTGACGAAACGGGCTTGGTGTCATCAACAATAGTCCCGTCATTGAGTGGTTGGTATACTGATTTCATTATCAACCCTTCCATTCAACAGCGGTTGTCACGCAGAAGACAACGAATGCGTTTCGGTTTGCGTCGAAAATATCGTATACGGCAATGGTGAAATCGCGCTTGTAAACTTCACTGCGCAACTGTTTGAAATAGTTCGCAACCTGACTGCGCATAGAGCTTTTCAATTTACGCAGCTTTTCTTCAGTTGCTTCATCCACATGCAGATAGCGCGTTACCGTATAGGTCTGACCGACTTCCAATCGCCACAGTTCCCATTCAGTCGTGCCGAGTTTCGGGGTGCGGAATACGTCTTTCTTTGTAGTGTAACTGCCGCGCTTCGTGCCTTTCTTCACGCCGCGATTTTCTGTTTTCTGTTCCATCTGTAAATCCTTTTGTTTCTAGTAAGTGTTCACATTATTGAGTGTCGTGTAAGGATTGTCAAGATTTAAATTTCAATTATTGCAAATATCGTTGTTTTAATTGAAATTAATTTGTTTTAAAGGCGATTTACTCATATTGAATTGTGCCGCATTTATAATTTTATATCGGGAGACGGCCTGTCTAGGGGTGAAATTTCTATATCGGGCGAAGGCCTGTCTAGGGGTGAAATTTCTATATCGGGCGAAGGCTTGTCTAGGGGGTGAATTCGCTGGTGCTTTGTCTAGTAAAATCAGGGATTTATATTTACATGAAATTTGTAGAAGATTGAATCCGCGCTAAAATTTAATGACAAATAAATGATAAATTATTTGTTTACAACGGTTTCTGATTGTGATATTCGCGCGTTCATTAATAGGCGGTTTTCAATGTAAAATTACTATCTGATTTAAATAATTTTTAAATTAATTTCTTTTAGATTCAAGGATTTAGGCTTAAATCTCAAATATTTTAAAAATAATACTTGTCAAGATTTTTAAAAGCCGTATAATACGACTTATCGAAACAAACCAAACAAACGAAAGGACTAAAAATGCGTGAATTTGTTTTAAATATCGGCCTGAAAACATCACCGCATTTCACACGCGGCGGCAAAATGGAAGATTTAAAAGTCCGTGATATTTTGGCGGTTTTGCCTGTATTCAATCTTGATTTTGATATGGCGAAAATTGCCCAATCGGAAACAGAAAAGACTTTGATTCTGAAAGGCGTATCGAATGCTGAATATATCGATTTTGAAAAGTCTGTTAAAGGCTTATCTGATACCCTAAAACAAGATTGTATCGCGGCCTATTTTCCCTTGTCTGATAGCGGTGTGTTGATTGGGAGCAATTCCGACGATTGGGGAATGTTTGATAAACGCTATTTTATCCAATAAAAGGTAAAGCCATGAACAGCTTTAAACACTATGATGAATTGTTTGCTAGCGTAAACGAAGACAGGGCAATCCCAGTATACAAACGCCACGATAACCTGTTGGAATACTTGGAAGGCGGATTGATGGAAGTATGCAAACCGACGGCCAAGGACTTGGAGTATTACCCATCAACCAATCCCCAAACCATTCAAAATCATCTAAATAATGCCGTTTACGTCAAAGCAACGGCAAAGGGAAAAGAAGTCATTATGACTGAATTGTATAAAGTCTATGACTTGAAACCGACTATCTAACAGAAAGGAAAAATTAAAATGTATGCACTTATCCAAACAACAAGCCAAGCCGTATTTAAAGAAGTATCGGGCGCATTGGTCGACGTGAAAACAATCGGCAAATTAAACGGCATTACGCCCGTTTTTGAAATGCTGATTGATTTGAGTCTGAAAAATATCGACCTGAAGGCATTGAAAGAAAATCCTGATTGTTTGGTAAAACTGGACGGCGAAATGTATCCCGATAATTGGAAGACGGCGCAAAAACTTACTTTGCAAAACAATTCAGCAAGTGGCGGTGTGCAAACTTCGTCAATGGGTGATTTTTACCCAATTATTCCTTTCCGCCGCGGTAATGTTGATTATTATTCATGGGGAAACTATGAGATTGAAGCGGATAGCATGCAATATTATAGTCTGTTCGAAATTCGTAACCTGCTACGAATCGGCGATTTTAAAACCGCCGAAAGTCGCTTTTTGTCTAAATTTTGGAAGAAGGTAAAATAAAATGGCTATCGACTATAAATTGCCCGAAAAACCATTTCCTTTTATGTTTCAGCTCGAACAGGCTTTTTACTCAAAACGAAATATTATCTGTCATAAAAGCCGTGAAAACACGCTTTCAACATTCAGGGAATACAGCTATTTGCAAGAAGTAGCACCCGATGAAAACGCCGTTTCATGGTTTGAGAAATTAGGACGCGGTAAACATTTATTCGACAGGTTTAAAGCCGCTAATAATGCCATTGATACCGATATTGATAATTATGTATTTTTTGAAATTACGGAGTCAGGCAAAACGGCGGTTTATTACAACAAAAGATTAAAAGATAGAGATAAAGAACATAGCGTAAAAACCTATGATAAAGTAAGCGAATTAGCTGAAGAAATTCAAGAATTAATTTATAGTAAATTCAACATGTTATAATTAAATCTCAAATATTTTAATTATAATGTTTGTCAAGTTTTTAAAAAGGCGTATAATATGACTTATCGAAACAAACCAAACAAAGGAAAGGTTTAAAATGAATAATGAAAACTTCAAAAACAAAGACGGCGTTTGCAATGATTCTTTTGTCTTGTCGCAAATTGATGCGTATTTGATTGAAAATGCGGCTGATATTAAAGAGGATATTGTGCACTCAATCACTATCAAACATAAAGGCCGCAAAATGATTGCTGAAATTTTCGGCGGCTGCTATGCACACGATAACAAGTTTGAAATTAAAGTTATCAGCAATGACGAAGAAGTCGGATATTGTGAAACTTTGCATTCAAACTATTTATAAATAACCGTTTAACTTTTACCCAATAACAGACAGTAAACTGTCTATAAACAACGAAAAGGAAATTAAAAATGAAACAATCCAACATTTCAAAAATCGCCGCCCTTCGCAAAGCTATTACACGCTTCGCATATACTAAAGAGGGAGCAATCCAACATGCTAAAGACTATTTAGGCAAAGAGTTAAAATTTGAATCTGAAGAGATTGAAAACAAACGCGGCCATGTGGCTATCTTGTTTACAATCTATGATGATAATGACGAATACCGCCAATTTTCGGCTGAAATTTGCGCCGATAAAGAAGAATTTACTTTTAAAGGCATTGGATTGGAAGAAAATATCTACCGTTGTAATAGCCGATTAGCAGCCGCCATGAATAGAAACTCACAAATTGGAAGTAAATCGGCATGGACTGTCAATTATTATCATGACAACGGCGGCTTTTATGAAGTGTTGGTTTCATATTCCACCGTTATAGCCGTTTGGAAGGTTGACACCAATATCATCTATTTGCAACGACACGCTCGCGATTATTCCAATACTACACGCCGCCATCTTTCGGATTTTGAAGCGCATGTTAGCCGTGTTTTGGGAGTGAGTAATAAAACCGCCGTTTTGAAATGGGCATGTTTTGAAGGTTAAGAAAGGGGATTTTAAAATGGAAAATCAAACAATCGCTTATAAATTGGTTTCTAAATATCATAACGTCATTACTGGCTTTTACGAAGGCTTGATGTTAGGTTGCAACGGTCGATGCTATTCAAGACTATACCTTGACTTGTATTCCAAAGAAATTTTTCAAAACGTGGAAGCATCCTGTAACACATGGTTGCAACGTGAAGACGGCAGCCTTTCAGAAATTGCACATGATAACGGTTTCGGCGCTGATTTATCCGATGAAGAGGTGAAATACCTGAAAGAAAACGGCGTTTCCGATTTTGGCTTTGAGGATTGGATAGACGGTTATTTAATCCCAAACATTACAAACGCGCTGAATGATTGGGATAATCGCGGAAAGGAACAGGCATAAAATGCAAAAGATTCTTTATATTATCGCGCTTGGCCTGTTTTTCGGCGGTATGCAATCGGGCAATTTTATCGCCTTTATTATGGCAGCATTAGCGGCTTATGTGTTGATAGAGAGCGCCGAATCAATGACAATCGAAGAAAAGGAAGATTGACAATGAAATATAAAAGATTAGAGGTTGCATCCGTTGACGGTTCGATTTACAGTCAAGACGCGGCGCATGAAATAAATTGTTTAGCTTGTTCCAACGGTTTCACATACGCCAAAAATGAAGACGAATTGTTGACTTATCAGCGATTCTTTGAAAGTGAAATAAACTCATGTATTCAGTCAATCAAAGACGGCCTGAAGCTGGAAATAACGACCGTTGACGAATCCGACGTTATACGATAAGAAACAAACCGCCTGATACTAATCAGGCGGTTTTCTTTTGGCCGCTTGCTTTTCGCGGTTTTCTTTCGGCTACTTGCTTTGCTGATTGCATATTAGGCCGCCGCCTGATTCCGTCTTAACAATCCTTACACGCATAAACCATGCGCTTTCAATCCGCCGCCATTAGGCGGTTTTCTTTTGGCTGTTGTAAGTGTTAAGTTATAAAATCAAATAACCTTACATTTCAAATAGTCTATTTCAATCAGTCAATTATGCGCTTTTCTTGTTGCATGATGTGCTAACAATTCGACAATATTTAAAAATAAACAGTTCACTTTGTACAACAGACGCGGCCATGATACGCGGTCGACGTTGAAAAGGTATGGTCGGAAATGTAAAGACGCGCCCTTCTTTACATTATGGCTTTTGAAAAGGTACTTCCTAGGAGCGGAGAGCGGCCAGTGCGGGCGCAGAACAGATCGGAAGAGCGTCGTGTAGGGAAAGAGTGTAGATCTCGGTGGTC